CGCGATGCACTCGAAGCCGTTGAGGGCGGTGGCGTCTACGGCCTTACCGTGGAGGCGGCATACGATCACAGACGCGGCGTCGTGCTCGCGTTGCAAGGCGCCCACCTCATCGTTCGTACGTCGACCGGCCAGCTCGAAGACTGGAACGCGACCGGTTGTCACGTCGTCGAGCCTGCACGTCCCGACAAAGCCACGCCGTGGAACGATCCCGCGATCGGGGTGCTGTCTGCTGTTGCCCTGCTCAAACGTTGCCTCGCGTATGGCATCAGCACGCAACACGCCGAGGGCCAGGAAATCGTCGATGACGTGCGAGCGTTTCTGAAGGCCCGCGAGGACGCGCAACCCGTACCATGAAAGACCCGATGTCCGAAGCTGCCACGAGAGTCACGCAGAAGATCAAGCCGGCGAAGTCTCGCGACTCCGCTGCGAACCTGTCGACGGCGCAACACCCGCCGCAGCTCACGTTCGAACAGCTGACCGATGTCGTCAGTGAGGCGGCGGGTTACAGCAACGGCGCCGACATCACGTTCGTGGCGTCGAGATCGTTGCCTCGCACGGTTCGTGCGACGGTGACGATCCACGGCACCACGACTGTTCTGGCGGCGGGAGGAACCGATCATCGACAAGCGCTCATCGCGCTGTTGACGGTCATCGAGAAACACCATCGGGACTCGCTCCAGTGGCACAAGGAGCGCTGCACAGGGGCGCGTGCGCTGCTCGACAGGTACGGGCTCTTCTACCAGAAGAGCAACCTGTGAGCACCGAAGAGACTCCAGACGGATGGGTGTTCTACACGCAGGCGAGCCGACTGATCCATCAGTATGGCCGCGACGGCGCGCTCAAGGCCGTCAAGAAGAACGTCAAGAAGGCCGTTAGCGAAGCTCAGGAAGATTTCTGGATCGCCGTCGGTGATCTGATCGAAGAGACCTGTACCCGAACCAGCGAGGAGCTTGCATGACCGAACCGAAGAAGACCGAACTGATCGTCGCACTCGACGTTTCCTCCTACAACGAAGCCGTCGACCTCGTCACCGATCTCGCCAGGATGCAGGAACCTCGCGTCACATGGTTCAAGGTCGGCTTGGAGCTGTTCATCGCTGACGGCGATCGCATCGTTCGGACGCTCAAGAACATCGACCACAAGATCATGCTGGATCTCAAGCTGCACGACATCCCGGAGACGGTCGCGCGGGCGACCAAGAAAGCCGTGGAGCGCGGCGTGGACATGCTGACCGTTCACGCAGCGGGCGGTCCCGAGATGATGGAAGCAGCCGTCAAAGGTGCCAACAACAAGGCTACGATCCTCGCCGTGACGGTTCTGACGTCGCTCGACGAGGAGCGCCTCCGACAGCTCGGCATCAACATGACTCCGCGCGAGTGGGCGTTCCGCCTCGCGAACTTTGCGAGCCTGTCGGGCGTTCCTGGCCTCGTCTGTTCGGCGCATGAAGCTGCCGAACTTCACGACTTCTTCCCGAGCATGTTGCTCGTAACGCCAGGGATTCGACCGACCGGTAGTGTTGTCGGCGACCAGAAGCGCGTCGCGACGCCAGCTGATGCGCGTGCGGCGGGCGCCGACTTCATCGTTGTCGGTCGGCCAATCCGCGACGCTCCTGATCGTGCTGCTGCTGCCAAGGCAATCATGGCAGAGTTGACAGGATGAACTGGCACGTCATCAACGTATTTGGAGCCTTTGGACTGTGCCTACTCGCCTGGCTTCACTGTCGCCGTAACTACCGTGACCAGATCCGCGACCTGAAGGGCTGGCTCGAAACCGAGCGCGATCGTCGCATCGAGGCTGAAGAACGCGTCGATCGTCTCACCGAAGCGCTCTACAAGCGTCAGCACAAACATATCAGCAAGTGGAACTGAACTATGACCGACGAAGACAATCAGACCGGCAACCGACCTGCACGCGAAGGCTTCCTGTTCGTGTGCGGCGCATGCGGCAAGACCAGCACATGGCGTTACGGTTTCGCGAGCATCGGACAGTTCAATCTTCTCAACCCGGAAACACCGGTCGTGACTTCGCCCGGCTGGGATGAGTCGTGCATGCTCAACGCGTCCGAAGTCGAGATCGAGCGGATCGTCTACGAGAACGGTCGTCTCATCGAGGTTCTACCCATCCAATGAGGGGAGGCATCGGTCGGCTAGGCGAGTCCTGCGGACGACGGCGCTGCAGCTGTCCACAGTGTTTCATCGCGGCTCGATGGCGCGGCTGCATCCACACCGCCGAGAACATGCGCAACGACGGTGGTGACGCGGATCGACCGGGACACCCGCTACCGCTCGGACGCGAGAACCCGGGCTATGTCGCGCTTCTCAAAGCACTTGGTCGATGAGGAGGATCTGATGAGCAGCAAGTCGTACGAAGGCAAGATGTTGATCGTCACGCCGGACATGGACAAGGGTTGGATCGTCTTCGCAAACAAGCACGTGATGGACGATATCGACCAGCTGGGATCGCACGCGATCGACGACATCCTCGGGAAAGAGCAGCCGCCTGAGCCCGGCGTCTGGATCTGGGAGGGCAAGGTCGTTTGGTCGTCACACCAGAGCTTCGAAGGCGACTACGATTGTGACGTCGACTACCGCAACGGCACGTGGCGTCGGCCGACCGACGAAGAGACTGCCATGCTCGTACGTGGCGAGTCGCCATGGCCGATCCCGCCGGAGAAAGAACCTTGGATCGATCCGAACCACAAACCGGAGGCACGGAACATGTGCATCTGCTGCAACTGCAACGGTCATCAAGTCCCTATCGGTGACCTGAACAACACCTGTCCGTTTTGCGGACAGACGCAAGCAGAGATCAACAAGCTGGAGGGACCATGATCTCCGGGTTCCATGCGACGGTCGCAGCGTTCGTCGCGTTCGCGATCGCCTTGTCGCTTTACGCCGTCGGAGAGCCGTTGCTGCTTGCGGGCGTGTGTTGGTTCACGCTCAGCTGGTTCATCAACGATCTCCTCGACGATCGACTGAAACAGTCGAAGTGATGCCTCCGACCCTGGCCTGCTATCTCTTGCGCGAAGACGGTGAGTGGTACGACCTCGGCAACGTCTACCTATGGCGATCAGCCTTCACGACGTTTCCTGGACCGGTAGACGGTTCTGTAGTGCTTCGCGGGGCCGAGGACACTCGCGTGCTCGGTCTTCGCCTCGACGGTTACGGTCACGACCAGGTCACATTGAACCGCATTGCGGCTGATATCGTTCGATGGGGTGATGGCAAGCGGATGCTCTTCGTGACTGAGTTGGACCCTGAAGTAGACCCCGACGTACGACCGTCGCCGATCATGGGCAGCGTGCGCGAAGCGCTCATGTCGTGCTAGGTTCCGCAGCTTCATGCGGGAACTAGTTACTCCAGCGATCGCCACCGAAGCCGACCAGAACGAACTGGAGCTGCTCGTGCTCGAAATCGTCGAAGGTCAGCTCAACCGCGCACGGCTTGTGTATAGTCGAGAACAAGATGATTGCCGCGATCGAGCTACCAGACAAGCTGTGCGTGATCCGTTGGGTAGGTCGTGAACGTCTTCACGTAGCCGTAGTAACCGTCTGTGGCACCAAAATGAACGTCGACAGAGGCGTAGTGCAAGTACCGGACTTCGTTCTCGATGGTCGGCCCGTCATGAGCTTCTCCGACTTCGACGGCCAGGGCCGTCGTCCGCTCAAGATCTGCGAAACCTGCAAGAACGCGATCGCGGCTGCGATCAAGGGCTGACGCGCGGGTTCAGTAGTCGATCGCGCAGCGCCAGTTGCTTGGCGGCGCGAAGCGCTAGGGCGCTGATGCCGATGACGGCGACGAGGCCGAGTGTGCCGATGGCCAACTTGGTGTTGGGCGACATGCCTGCGATCGGTGTCGGGGTTGCGGTCGTCAGGACTGCGTTGGCGAGCTGAGGGCCTGCATTCGCGGCACCGGCCACGGTGAAATGAACGCCGTCGGAGGTGTGCTCAGCGTCGCGTGTCAGGTTGCGTGCATCGATCGTGTGATCGACACCGAAGACGTTTTGCATCACCTGCAACAGGGTCGGTGCCCCTTGCGTGTAATGGTCGTTTGTGTACGACGGTGGCCCGATCGCGAAGACCTCTGCTCCCATCGCGCGATACGCATCGCGGATCTTCGTCATCGCGTTCGTAGTTTGTGCAAGCGCGGCAGCCGTCAGGCCTTGATCGATATCGTTCGTACCGAGCATGACGATGACCTTGCTCGGACGAAACGTACGGTCGCTTGCGAGAAGGCCCGCGCTGTCTTCGTTTGAGAAGAAGCTCTGTGCCGAGCGACCGACGCGCGCATCGATGCGGACAGCTTGCGCGCCACCGTTGAGCAACTGCTGACCTACGATCTCGCCGGGCGCCGACGACGCCGTAACACGTTTGGCGAGATCGACGATCGTCGGGCCGCTATCGCTGCCTGGATGCGACAAGCTGTCGCCGAAGATGATGATGCGTTCACCGACGACGTTCACGGCGCCTCCCACGCAACACCGCCGTGGTGGCGAACTTTTTTGCGAGACGGATAGCACCGTAACCAAGGCCGACGAAGCCGCCTACGAGAAGGAGGCCCGCAAGAAACTGTCGACCGCTCGTTTGTGCGGGCTGCCCAGGTACGTTTGTGCAGATCGGCAGACTGGCGGACCAAACTGGACGCAGGCTTTGCGCAATGATGCCGTTGGCGTCGTAGACCGGATTGCCGAAGACCTTGCGAGCGCGTTCGATCAGTTGCTGACCTTCGAACGAATTTGCGTCCAAACCAAGCTTTCGAAACTGCGCCGTCTTCCAGTGATCGACACCGGGAATTGGCCCAACCCAGTAACTGCCGCCCGACTGCGTGCAACCTGTCCGTTTTTTGCCGAATGCCTCACACAAAACTCGTTCCATCGGAACCGGGAAGAACGCGCGAAACTCAAGGCCGTCCTGATCGTCGGCGCCGAGGTTGATGTTCTCGCTCTTGCCGCTCATGACGAGATCGGCGAGTAGAGTTGTCAGAACGCTTGGATCGCGACTTGTTGCTGCGAAGCGGTTGCCGATGTTGCCGTGACCGGGAACGTTGATCTCGCCGTAGAGTTTGGACGGCTGTGTAAACAGGAGCAGGCCGTTGACGTCCGTCTTGCGGCGCGCGGCCTGGTTGACGGCGACCTCGCCGACGGCGACACGTTCTTCGACGGTGCCGTCACCGACCTCGCTGTGCATATAGCGCGCGAGCGTATACGTCAACAGTGTGAGCGGCTTGTCAGCAGGCCAGAAGCCAGATGCTTGGAGCTGTTTCTCCGCGCTCGCACGCATGGCTTCCGGGTCGCAGCGAATCTCTCCTAGCTCGTCGGTACGACAGCCCGAATTCAGGATTCGAAGATCGGCGGGACCACCGCGCATCGGCGCGAACTTCGGGTGCCACGTCGGGTAGCAATCAAGCACGGCCATAGCGCCTCCGTCGACCAAGCGTCATCGCGGCGCCTTTGGCGAAGCGCAGTGCGAGCCAGCTGAGTCCAACGAGTGTACCGAGCGCAGCGACGCCGACGAAGAAATCGCGTGTCGCGTGGCTTGTCTCTTGAACGGTGACCGCCGTCTGAGGACGATCGCGGAACAGCGGAATGCCGAGTGTCTTCGCGTTCGCGACCACCGATGCCGAATAACCGTCGACAGGGAGCCACGGCTCGGCGGGGATTCCAACGCCGAAACCGAAATCAGAGAAGAAGCCCGTCGACGGCTTGCCAACGGCCTGTACGACAGCTGCGGTCAACGATTGCGGCACGAACAGATCGAAGTGGAGATGCGGTCCACCAGAGAGACCCGTCGAGCCTGAAAGGCCAATCTGTTGGCCCTTGGTGACCGCTTGACCTTGAGAGATCTGTGCTTGCGAAAGGTGCAGGTAGCGCGAGACGACGCCATCGGCGTGTGTGAGCGCGATGAAGATGCCAGCATCACTAGAGTCGGTTGGGACGACGCGCGTTGCAACGCCGTCAGCTGCAGCAAGGATCGGTGTCCCGACGGCCAACGGAATGTCAAGCGCGGGATGAAGTCCGGTCGCGCGCTGCGACCAACCGTCCAGCACTGTCAACGTGACGTTGCTGGGGGCGACGCGACCGAGATCGGGATCGAAAGCCATTTCATGCTCGACGACGGAAGTACTTGGGCGTGCGGTGGTTGCGACTGAAGCGACGGCGGCCGAATCCTGCCCGATGCTTGGGTTTGCCGAAACCTTGAGCAATCGCAATCGTCGGCGTGATGATGGGGAACAAGGCTCCGAAGATACCCCAGACGATCGCCCAGCCCACGCTGTCGTTGCGTTTGTAGCCGTGATAGACGCTCGCCGCGAACGACGCCGTTGCGAGGACGCTCCAGATTATACGAACGGGCGTTGGTAGTCGCTTGAAGATCGTCGTGATACCGTTCGCCTTGGCAAGTGCCGCGTTGATCTGATTCGCCTGCGCGCCAAGCTTCACGGCACGCAGAGCGACATCAGAGCGATCACTGGCGTCGGGGATTGTCTGAAGAACCGCAACGGCTTGATCGAAGTTTTCAGTAGTCCCGAACTGTGTAATCAGGTCCAAAAGTCGTTTCGCGAGCGTATTCTTGTCGTCTTCGGTAAGCGCTCCTAAACCATTGAAGTGAACATCACCGTCGGGCGGCAGATCCCACGGGACTTTCTGAATGCTTCCGCCCCCGCCGGTGACGAAGACCGTCTCGTGCGGATGGACGGGGTAGAGGGTCTCGATACCAAGGGGCGTCGACACGGCGGCGAGCATGTTGCCTCAATCCTACACCGGAAACAGCACCTTGATCGCGCGAACGATCGCGCAGTAAGGTCCCGCGATGCCACGAGGTAAGAAGCCGGACACCGACGAAGCGTGGGGATTCTACGGCGGTCCGCCGCACGAAGAGGGACGTTCGGCGCGAGCGCTCGCCGAGCTGGTTCGCAACACGAAGCTACGCACGCTGCACGACATGTCCGAACGTGAGATCCGTGCGCTGGAACGCTTCTACGGCTGTCCTGTGATCAGACCGGCTAGACTGCCGAAATCGTCGCGTCAACGCAACCGCGCTGTCCTCGCGGCTCTCGTAGCTTGAACTAGACGCGGGCTGTCGCGTCGTAGCTCGCGGGCCATTGCGTGATCACCGCGTCGCTCGGCACCACGCGCGAGTGCTTCGATGACTCGTGCGTGGAGTCGATCGGCCGAGGGGCTCGGCAAACGCAGCTGCAAAAAGATCGTCGATCGTGGGGTCGGACGGGACTGTTTGGGAGGCATACCTGACGTATCGAGCGTCTCAGGGATGGGTCAGGATCTACTTGATCTAGGCCCCAGAACCGGCTAGATCCTCGAAAATACGCTCAAATTCGCCCTAGGAAATCGCATACTTACAAGTTACTCTCGACAAGTCTGAATAAACTGGTGATCTGAGGCGTCGTTCCTGGCAGAGTTGCCAAGTAGCTCTCGCTATTTTAATCCACGGCGATTCGCCGCTTCGGAGGATACCATGTCGGCAGGGCAGATTACGGACGGCGCGCAGGCACGCAAGTTCATCTTGGGCGGTAACGCGCGGGTGACCCTCGTCTCCCAAAGGACGGGCACACGGTTCACGTTCCGTGTCAAGGCGAAGGACATCCCCAAGGCGGGCGCGCCCGAGGCCCCGTGGTTTGTCTCGCTGCTGCGCGGCCCGGAGAACACCACGGACTACACGTTTCTGGGGACGATCTTCGAGGACCAGACCACATACCGTCACGGGCGTAAGTCGACCGTCTCGGACGGGGCGCCGAGCGCCAAGGGCTGGGCGTGGGCCTGGTCCTTCCTGGCGAAGGGCGAACTGCCGCCGGGCTGCGAAGTCTGGCACGAGGGCCGGTGCGGCCGGTGCGGTCGGGCACTCACGGTGCCCGAGTCGATCGAGGCGGGTCTGGGTCCCGAGTGCGCCACGGCGGGGTTCTAGTCATGTCCAAGCCCAAGTCCAACAAGAAGTGCACGTGCGAGGGCAAGCTGCTCCCTGCACGGCTCAGTCTAGCACCGCCCTCGATGATCACTGCCTTCTTCAAGAAGCGCGCGAAGCAGAACAAGCGTCGCGCCGAGCTTCGTCGTCAGAAGGGACGCTAAGCCGTGAAGTACTCAGTCCGCTACGTTCACAAGGTCACGCAGACGTGCAGCTGCAAGCACGTCGAGGGAAGCCACTACAGCTACGTCGCCGATGCGAAGGCGCCGAACGGTCTGCAATGGACCCGCGGCAAGTGCACCGTGCGTGACTGTCGTTGTGAGGGCTACGAGCCCGACGTCGAGCACCACGATCTGCCAGACGGCGTGCCGGGCGATCGCAACGCGGTTACCAAGATCCTGTGCGAGCACCGGCTGCTCAGCGGTGGCCAGAAGCTGCAGGAAGTCCGTCGCAACAACGCCGGCCAGGTCGTGTGCTTCCTCAAGAACAGCACGTTTCACTCGATCATCCTCACCCGCTCGAAGGGAGCCTGAACATGAAGATCACGTCTTTCACGCTCGGCGGCGCGTTCGGCATCGACGCGATTCCGGTCTACATCACGTGCACTGTCGACGCCGATCGGCTCGATGCGTTCAAGATCACCGGTGTATCGCCGGTGCGCGCCAAGGAAATCGAGGTGCGTGTTCGTTCTGCGATCACGTCAGTCGGGCTGTGCGCGTGGCCAGTCGGTCAGGTGACGGTCGATGTCGATACCCGAGGCGCCAAGTTCCCTTCGGCAGCGCTCGATCTGCCGGTTGCTTGTGCGATCGCGGGCGTGAACGTCGACGGACTGCTCGTCGCGGGCGAGCTTGGACTCGACGGGCGCACGCGTCCCGTGCGCGGCATCGTGCAGGCGACGCTCCTCGCCAAGAGCCTCGGGCTGCGCGGCGTGCTGATTCCTGCCGACAACGAACGTGACGCGAAGGAAACGATCGGCGATGCGATCGACGTCTATGTGCTCTCGCATCTCGTCGACTTGAACGGCGACATCGACGTTCTGAAGCTCGAATACACGGTGCGAACGTCGCGCACGAGGGCGACGTGTGACTTCTCCGAAGTCCGTGGACAGTCGGATGCGGTCTTGGCAATTGCAAACGCAGTCCGCACGCGCAGCAACGTGCTCCTGTCAGGACCGCCGGGCGTCGGAAAGACCATGATCGCGCGCCGGATCCCAACGGTGCTCTCCGCGATGACCAAGGACGAACAGATCGACGTGACGGAAGCCTACAGCGCGGTCGGCATGTCCGACGGGCTCGTGACCGAGCGTCCGTTTCGCGCTCCGCACCATACGGTCTCGGTTTCTGCCTTGACGGGCGGCGGGATCGCGCCGCGTCCGGGCGAGGTTCAACTCGCAACCCACGGCGTGCTGTTCCTCGACGAAGTCGACCAGTTCTCGCGCGGCGCGATCGATGGTCTGGTCTCGACGCTGAATGCGATGCCGGTGGCGTCGCGGCCCCTCGTGGTCGCAGCTGCGAACCCCTGCCCGTGCGGCTGGCACGGTTCGACGGTGCGTCCCTGTGCGTGTTCCCCGGGGTCGATCAAGCGGCACGAGACGCGGGTCAACGAAGTGGCCGGGAAGTTGCGCCTGACGGTTCGTGTGGAGCTGCAGCATGTGGATCTCGCCCAGCTTCGTACGGCGCCGGTCGGCGAGTCGAGCGCGACGATTGCCGCCCGAATCGCCGGCTGCTAGATTTACTCTCGCTTTGTTGAATAAGATGCCTTCCTCAGGCGTCTACTGTCATGAAAGACAGAAGAATGAGCGACGAGAACAACGACAAAGCTCCCTGGGCAGACGACGTGTGGCGTGCCATCTGGGCCCGAATCACGACGCGGCGTGAATGGCGTCGAAAGCGTAACGAGCGTCGCGTACAGCGTCGCCTTTGCGCGTTTGCTGAACCCTTCAAAGCTGAAGGGAAAGGATAGAAATCGATGCGCGAGCGAGCAGTCGGTGGGTACGAGCCGGATGACGTCGAACAGCGTGAGCTGGTCGAGCTGTGGCACCTCTCGCGGGGGATGGCGCCGTTCAGTGTCGAGCTGCTTTCGAAGCACGGCACGCCGCGCGGCGTCCGAATCGCGTGGGTGGTCGATGAGTACATGAAGCAGCACGAGGGCAAGCCGAACGTCAAGCGCAAGTGGATCTACGTCTGGTGTGAGGCTGCACTCGGTCACTTGGTCGATCGCACGGTCACCGAGGTCGACTCACGCGGGCGCGGCGGCGTGGTCGCCGCTCAGCAGTGGATGTCGTGCTGCACGCATCACGCGACCGGTGGACCGACAACGGTCGCGTGCTCCGACGAAGTCTGGCACCGCCGCGCGCGAGTTCGCGTCCACGGTGGTGAAGTCACCGTCGGCGTGACTCGTATCTCGGACGTCGTGCCGCGCGATGATCTCAAGGTCTGCAAGGAGTGCAAGCTGCCGCGCCTCATGCACGGCACGCCGATGACCAACTGTACTGCGATGACGTCGTCACCGAGGAGCAAGTGATGCGAGGCCGACGGAAGCAGTCACCACCGCCTCCCCAGTCACCGCCTTTCCAAAAGGGTATTACGGCGTGGCTTGCAGCGAAGACGCAGATGGATACGGACGGACTTACCGTTAATCTATTTCGTCAAGTCGCGAAATGTATGTACGCGGAGTTGGCGGAGGAAGTTTCACCTACGCTCGGTGGCCGTCAACGTTGGCGGCATCACCCGACGCTTCGAACAGCGGCGCTTCGTGCGAGGCGCAACGCGAGCCAACTGAGTCCGACGACGCTCCCGACTACAACTAGACCGGCGGCGACCTTTGCACCCGTCGATGACGTCGGCGGCGCGGCTGGCTTCACGAGCGCGAGTTGATCTTTCAACCACTGGTTTGGATCGATCGTGTTCGGTGGGATGACCCCAAGACGTTGCTTGCGGACCTCCCAGTGCGTGTGCCCAGTGGCCGCGTCGAATTTCGCGAGGAGCGTGCCCTCAAGCACCGTCTGACCAGGACGCACCGTGATCGAATTGAAATCGAGATGCGAGAGCAGGTGGAAGAAGCCACTCTTGCCCTGCATTAGTACAACGCCGGGACCGTAGCCGACAAACGGCGCTGAGTTGCCGTCGGCAACATCGATGACGGTACCGTCCTCGGGTGCGAACACCTGCGGCGCGGTCGCGAACATGTCGACCCCGAAGTGCTGACACGGGAACGTCCCGATGCCGCACGAGCCGTCGGCAGGCGTTTGTCGAACGCACCCGAAGCAACCCGTCCGGTGCGTGTCGAACGGTCCGGTCGGGAAGCGCGCCACGTTACGCCGCCCTGCGACGACGCGCCATCACGACGCCGACGGTGATCGAAGCCGCAACGATCGCGCCTGTGATCACGAGTGCGAAGAAGCGCTTGGGAGGCGATGGCGTCGCATCGGCGAGCATCATCTTCTTGCGCCGGGGGATTACAACCACGCCGACGCGGTCACGGAACTGCCAGCGCTGATCGAATTCGCGGCGTGAGATCGTGCGACGATTGCCGCGAACGTTCGGGTCCATAACGACCACGTTGGTCGGCTTCACCTTGGTGGCGACGACGAAGTGGCCTTGGCCTGGACGTGTGAAGCTGCGGATCGCTACGATCACTGGAACATCGCTGTTGGTGTACGACCCCAACTCGTCGATGTTGCTGAAGCGCCGTGTCTGTGCGAAGTAGTTGCGTCGACGGGCGGCCATCGTGACCTGCCATGCCGTGGAGCCCGCCTTGGGATCGATGCCGATTTCGCGGATCAGAGTCGACTCGTCGACGTGATCGCCCCAGTGTCCCATCACCGCCTTGAGTGCGGCGGCACCGCACGAGTATGGCTGGATCTGTTGGTAGGGCGCTACCTCACCCAACCCAGCATCACCAAGACCTTGGGATTGTAGTGCCAACATTGTCCGCGTACTTCGAATGGTATCATGCTGCGGTGCCGCGCCACGTGATCACCGCGCCGGACGATCCTCCGACGATGACCTGTCCTTCGGGACCGATGGTCTATCTCGCAGGCCCGATCCAGGGCTCGGCGAACTGGCAGATGGAGGCGATCCAAATTCTTGATGATCTGGCGCCTGAGCTTCACGTCGCGTCGCCGCGGGCGAAGGACTTCAAGGGTGGCGCCGAGAGGTTTCTTGCGTGGGAGCAGCAGGCACTTGTTCGTGCGGCGGCGGACGGCGTCGTGTTGTTCTGGTTGGCGAAGGAGACCAAGCATCACTGCAGTCGACCGTATGCTGCGAACGCACGCTTCGAACTGGGCGAGCTGGCCGTGAAGGCGGCCACAGGTCTTTTGTGCGTCGTCGTTGGAATCGAACAAGGTTTCCCGGGCGGGAAGTACTTGCAGCGTCGGTTGACACTCTCGTACCCACAGATTCCGATCTGTCGAACACTTCGTCAGACGTGTGCGGTTGCGGCCGAGCGTGCTTGCGTCGACACGCTCTCAGCGGCGCTTCCACGATCGTTGGCCGAGCTGTTCGTGGTGCCGTCGTTCGGCCGGAACAACGGTTAGAAGCCAGCGCGCTTGAGTGCTTCGTCGATCTCTTCTTCGACGGCTCTGGCGAGGTTGTGCTTCTGATCGATGGTGAGGCGCTTCCACGCCTGTACAGTCATCCTTTCGGGCGACTGCCACTCGAACACGCCGACCATCTGCGTGAGCGCCGCGACCTTGCTCCTGCTTCGACTGAATACAACGCGTTCCGCGAGCCACTTCGGGCCGAAGCCGTAGTTGCCTCCGAGCAACCAGCCAACTCGCTCCCCAACAATTTGGGGCGTATCGCGCATGGCCTCGAAGAAGTCGTCGCGCGCTGCTTGTCGATCGACGAGCGGAGCTGCGTTGACTTCCTGGGCCTGCCTGCGCGCGATCGCGATCTCGCGCTTCTCGTAGTCACCGGACATGAGTTACCGATGGCGACGGCGACGGGCGATCTTCTTGAGGGCCATCATCTTGCCGCCGCTTCCGACGACCTTGTACGACGTCTTGCGCCCGCGCTTCAGCGGACAGACGCGGATTTTGCCGACGGGGCAGTAGCGACCTTTGCCCTTGTAGCGGCGGCCACCGATCTTGATGCTGCAGTCGCTGGCCGTGAACGTTCGGCAGTAGGCCGACTTGCCGTGCCGAGCAGCCGTGAACCGACGACGACGCTTTCTGCGCTTTGCCATACCCTATCCATACCATCGATCGCGCACGGGAAGCGAGTTGATCGCGCGAGCGATCGGGGGTACCGTTCAGGCACCTCGCTCGACTTCGTCGAGCCCGGCTACGGCTAGGAGGCGATCATGGCTCTGGTTCTGAAACGCGAAGGCGCGTCGCCCAATCTTCTGAAGTACAGCGTCGTGGCCGACGCCGAGGGCGGTGAAGTCGTGTTGAGCCGTGATGCCTTGATTCGAGACACCGTACGCGGACCCTTGCAGACGTACGTCGAACGCGGTGTTCGCGTCGACGATCCCTGCCGCTACCTCCTGTGCAACCCGTCGATGCGGACTTTCGTGACGCCACGGACGTTCGCGCGAGTTGCTGTCGACGCGGTCACCGAAGGTCCGTCGTCGGCAGTCGCCTTCAAGATCATGGCAGAGCCCAACGCGACTGCGATCGTTGCGCTCGAATTTCGACACACACTCGCAGCGTAAAGGGACCCCATGAGCAAGAACGCAGGACAACTTCTTTGGAACCGCCAACGGATCAATCTCCCGGCGGGAACGACGCAAGTCAACACCGGTCTCACCCAGATCAACCGGTCGTTCGAAAGCGAGTCGATCGGCGAACCACCACTCGGTGTGACTGCGGCGCCTCCAGGGCCGGCGCCTGGCACGTTGCCGGCATCACGTGTCCAGGTCATCCCGCTCGCTCAGACGGACAAGTGGGCCAACGTCACCCACGGCGAGCCGTACCTCAACCCGGCGACGAACACGATTTTCGTCGCGTTTCAGAACGCCTCTGAGATTGGCATCACCGATCTCAACGTCCTGTTCTGGTTGCCGCACTCGATGATCGGTCCGGGCGACGCCGATACGTACAACCTCGCGGACTAGTCGGAACATGCTCCGGCGGTATTGCTGGAACGATCCATCGACGTTCCTCGACGCGCTTCGAGGGGAGGTTCTTCGTCGCGCATCACTCACGCCGTCGTTCTTCTCGCACAACGTCGGCGGTTGGCGCTCCGAAGACGATTTTTTCGAATGGCCGTTGGAGCAGGCGACACAGCTCCGTGTGCGCTTCGCCGAGATCGTCGGTGAGTTACCGTCGACCAAGGACCCTCATACGTACCGGTATCGTGCATGGGCGATCGTGAACCGCGCAGGTAGTTTCCACCGCAGACACGTCCACGGAGGATCTATCTGGTCGGGCGTCTTCTATGTCGACGCGGGCGGTCATCCGAGTGCGCGAACACTTTTCGAAATCGAAGGACGAGTCTTTCACATCGATCCAGAATCGGGCCTGATGACGGTGTTTCCGTCGTGCACACCTCACAGCGTAGAACCTCACCTCGGCGGCGGCGAACGCGTTACGATCGCCTTTGACGCATATTAGGAGGCACACATGTTAGCGATGACGTTTAGTGGTCCGCGTGGCGGACACGGTGGAGGGCACGGTGGTGGCGGACATGGCGGTGGACACGGCGGTGGCGGTTTCCGTCGCGGCGGCGGTTTTCGTCGCGGCGGTGGATGGTGGCCCAACTACTACGGCTACGGTCCTGAGGTTGTAGTCCTCCCGCCCGTATAGACGGACTGTCAGTTCACGATCCGAATGCCGACCGGTGAGCAGATCATCGTGGTTGGTCCGTGTCCGACGGCGCTGACCCAACCCGTCAACGCGTTGATCACGCCGCGCTGAGCGTTGTCAGCCGGCGTGCCGCGATCAACCAATCGGTGGCTTCATCCGGGATGGCTGTGTGTTCGGCGTGCGAGAGCGTGCGCCACGACGGTGGTACGTATCGTCGAGGGCTGGTGTTGTTGACGTGCGTCGATGCGATCAGGAAGGTCCGTGCAGGCATCGCTGGGCGTTCACGGTGTGCGTTGCACCAGAGGACGTCTTCGCCCGAGTCGACGTCATCGAAGGGATGCTTGTGCCAGAGGTCACGTAGGTATAGGAGCGACGCACCAACAGCTCCGGGAAGCTCGGCCGAATATGTGTACTGCCAGTAGTCGCCGGTTCGCAGGTCGAAGAACGGAAGTGTCCGTAGTCCTGAAACTGCGACACCGCCCGCACGAAGGACGCCAACCTGCTCTTGAAGTCGCCACGGTGCGTACCAATCGTCGTCATCCCAGTGCGCCACGATGGTGCCGCGAGCGTGCGTGAGCCCGAGGTTGCGTTTGGCGCCGAGTCTGAGGCCGTCTGTTTCGATGAACCGGATGCGTTCGTCGTTTGGCAGCAGTGACGCGATTGGTCGTGGTCCGACGACGATCAGCTCACGATTGTCGTAGGTCTGTGCCTGCCAGCAGCGGAGCGTGAGAGGAATCCAGAGGGCGCGCCGAACGGTCGTCGGCATGATCGCACTTACGAGTGTCATCGTTGAAATCGGCGGTGAGGATCTTCATCATACCGTTCGATGCAGGTGATCGTCAGCATGACGTCGATTCCGGCGCGCAACGGCCGACTCGCGTCGACGCTCGCCTCGTTGCAATCACAGACACGGCTGCCAGACGAGATTCGGCTCTACCTCGGGCCTGGATGTGCGCTCGTCGCAGACGTGACGTGCGTCGATGTTGAAGATCGCGGGCCGATCACCAAGTTGTCAGCGGTCGTGGATCCAGAAATTCCTGACGACGCGTTGATTGTTACCGTCGACGACGACATCCTCTACGAACCGACTTGGCTGGAGACGTTGGTGGCTGCCGCTGAAGCGTCGCCGGGAGCGGTAGTTGGACGTTCGGGCTGGTTGGTTGCAGACTTCCTGCGTAGCGAGCATCACGGCTACTTCATCTGGGCGCAGGAAGACACGTGCGACGTCCTAGAAGGCTGGGCGGGCGTTGCCTATCGCAAGAGCTTCTTCGACGGATCCGTACTCGAACCGCCGCCGGAGTTTCGACTTGTCGATGACGTTTGGATCTCTGGTTACCTCTATCGGCGTGGTATCGAACGTCGCATCGTTCGTCCACCGATGGCCATCCCCGATCCGAAGGGTCTGCCGGGTCTTCACAACAGGTCTGACTTCGTCAAACTCAACCGCAAAGCCGCACGGATCGCCTTCGCACCATGAACCCTATCAAGCTGTCCATCTGCATCAGTTCGCTCAACAGTCGGCACGCAACGTTGCACCGTCTCGTACGGCAGCTCCAGACACAACCACGTAGCGACGAGATCGAGATCCTGATCGCTGCCGACGAGCGACGACATCCCACCGGTGCCAAGCGCAATCGGTTGGTGGCTTCTGCCGTTGGTGCCTACGTCGTTCACATCGACGACGATGACATGGTTGCGGTCGACTACGTCCCCAAGGTACTTGCTGCGATCGATGCGAATCGTGGCGTCGACGTCATCCTGCTTCGCGGTCGCCGTACGCATGTGGGTGGAGCTGCAGTCGTGTTCGACTATCGGCTCGGCGGTGAAGAAGGCGAAGTCGACAAGAACGGCGTCCTCTGGCGCAACCCGGCCCATTTGTGTCCCATCCGTGCGGACATCGCCAAGTCGGTTCCGTTTGAGGAGATCTGGTTCGCTGAAGATGTTCGTTGGCTCGAACAGGTCAAGCCTCTTCTCAAGACCGCTGCGCGCGCAGGCACACCTAACGAAGTGCTCTACAACTACCTATGGGAACCTAACAAGGACGTCTATATCTCCATGGTCACCGATCCGAAAGCCCCCAAGCCCGTCATGAAGATCGGCGGCGTCGTCATCGCAAACCCGGCAGCGACCGTCGACGTTTCCGATCACGAGTGCATCTTCGCGCCACAGTACGTCGAGCGATCAGGACCCGGCTCGACGGTCGAATTCAGTGCGCCGTACCGCGAGTTTCTGCGCAACTTCATCCGCGATCTGAAGATCCGTTCGATCGTCGATCTCGGCTGCGGTGACATGACCATCATGTCGAACGTCGACATGAACGACGCGCAATACCTAGGACTCGACGTCATTCCCGAACGCATCAAGCGCAACCGCGTGAAGTGTCCGCAGCTGGCTTTCGAGCATCGCGACATTCACAAGGGGCCGTTCCCGGCTGCGGACCTCTTCATTTGCAAGGATGTCGTCCAACACTGGTCGAACGAGGACATCCAAGGCTGGCTCGTCGATCTGCGAAGGGCACACTTTCGCTTCGCGCTCGTTACAAACTGCAACTACGGGCCGACGGTCAACACCAAGATCGCGACCGGCGGCTGGCGTGCAATCGACTTGACCAAATCGCCGTTCTCCGTCGGCGAAGTCGTCTTCACCTGGGGCAACAAGGATGTCGTCCTACTGCGAGGCATGTGATGCATCTCCACGAAATTCTCACTGCCGAGTTCAACCGTTTCGGCAACGCACCGCTCAACATCATCGAGACCGGTACGATTCGCGGCGACAGTGAGGCGTCTCGCCTCGGTGACGGCTGGTCGACGCTCTGGTTCGCAGAGCGTCGTGCGCGATGCGGCGGTGAGCTGCTCTCGATCGACCTGGACGTGTCGACGGCGGCAACGGTGCTCGCCGAGCACGGCGTCGCGGATGGCGTCGAACTGGAACAAGGCCACAGCATCGATCGTCTGGCGTTCCGTTGCCGTCGAGGTCGACGATGGGACGTCATCCTTCTCGACAGCGACAACGACGCACAGCTCATCCTGCACGAGTTTCTGATCGCGCAGCACCTCGTCACCGATGGCGGTCTCGTCATGATCGATGACGTCCGTATGCCGAACCAACCGATCGGCGCCCTCAAGGGCGATCAGGTATGGCCCTACATCAAGAAGCGCGGTCTCGCGCATCACATCGTAGAGCGTGAAGGCTGGAACGGTTATCGCACGGGCGTACTCACCGTCCAGCTGTGACTACTGGCCGGGGTTGTACGTGTCCGCGTCGCCGGGTCCCACGATCGAGTGTGGATCCCAGAAGAGCACGTTCGGTGTCACTGTCACCGGTGGCGAGCTGGTGTTGGTGAACGTGACCTTTACGGTGTTGGTCGCTGGGTCGACGAACGGCTCGCCGTGGGTGATGCCTGTCCAGTCCGATAGCGGCGCCATCGGGATCACCTGGATACGCGACGCCGGAAGGGTACCGTCGGCAGGTCCCGGTGGTGCCACTGTCACACCGAGAGGCGGTTCGCCGATCGACTCGCTCTCGAACGACCTGTTGACCTGGGTGAGACCGGTGTCGATGGTCGTCACGCCGCCCGCCAGCGTCATGCGCTGACGATTCCAGAGAAGCTGTCCTGCCTTCTTGCTCATGGTTTCTCCTGTGCCGTAGCCGGATCCCGCAAAATGCGGGACGAGGTTCCATGAAGCTACACCCGATCGCGCGAGCGATCAACGCCGCCTACGATAACGTCGACCTACGCCCGCGCTGCCGTGCCGCTTGGCGCGCCAACGGGACACGCCATACACGATTCCGGCACCGAGCCCAGCAAGCACAACGGCCGCGCCGGCTCCGACGAGGATCGGATGGTCGAGGGCGAACTGGGCCGCCGGATGCTTGTTGAGGAAGATCGCTGTGTCGAGGACAGGAATCAGCTTATCGACGCCGGAGCCCGTCGAAGTAGCTGGCGCAGAACCGTCAGCGGGTACGGGTGCCTTGGCAGCTTCTTGCGCCTTCAAGGTCTGAAGGCGTTCGATCACCTGTGGAAGTGCAGGGTCCTGTGCGATCTGAAGAATCGTGTCGAGGTGCGGTCCGGCTTGCGTGAGGATCTGTTGGAGCTTCGCAAGCAGCTCGGGAGCCTGCTGCACGATGGCGGCGATGTCGCTGGTGATGTCGCCAAGGCCGTTCGACATGAAAGGCAGCCGCGCAAGGCGGGACTGCAAATCGAAATCGTCATCGGTCGACCACACCGTCGGCCAGTTCTTGGGCTGACCTGGGATCGCGCCGACGCCGGCAAGGCCGGGGGGTTGCGGGATGAAATGGAAGACGCGACCAGCGCGTGCGATCGCGTCTTCTTGCGCATCGGTCGAGAGCACTCGCACGGAGCCGCCAAGCTGATGTTGAAGTGCGAGCACGGTCCAAGCCTATCATCGATCGCGCGAGCGATCACGACTCAGCCTTTGTGCTTCCCCATCGCGGATCCCGTAGTAGGGTCGCCGACATGACGATCGAATCTCTCATCGTTGCGATCCTTGCCATCACGGGCACAGCAGCGCCGCACACGTCCAAGAATGCGCGCGTGCACGCAGAGAGCGCACAGGCAGTCGCCACCGTCGATTTCCCGGTCGAAGTTCTCCTCGGTACGGCCTACGTCGAATCGCGCTTCTATCAGACGGCGCTGAGTCGGTTGGAGGATTGTACGGATCCGAAGGATCCTAAAACCTGCATTCGAAAGACCGGCGTGTGGGCCAGCCATGTACCGCCGCCGACGGCGCGACCGGACTGGTACTGTGGGCCGCTACAGACGGGCGGCTGGGTCACGTGGGCCGAGTGTCAGCGGATGCGGACGGACGTGCTGTACGGTTACCAGCAGGGCGTGCGCGAGCTGACGAAGTGGTGGAACGATCCGAGCTGTTCGCGACTACCGGATGACGATCGGCTGCGTTGTACGCTTGCCGGACACAACGCCGGGTATGCAGGTGCGGCGAACTACAAGGTCTCGCCGTACGTTCGTGACGTGTTCAAGGCGCGCGATCGGATCGTGAAGATCACCGAGCACGAAGAGTTGAAGCCGGGTAGCTAGCGGCGCTTCTTGCGGCGGCTCTTGCGCTTGCGCGAGCGGCCGAGATTCGTGGGACAGAGACTGCCGTGGTAGAGCAGCGTGCCGGCAGGGTATCCACGGTTTTGCCGAGTCTGATTCCGCTCGGTGTACCAGTCGACGACCTTACGGTTCGTCGAGGACGAACACGGCACGTAGCATTGGATGTCGCCGCGCTGGCTCGGCTTCCCCGACGCCATCGCGACGTCGACGCACTCGCGCGTACTGAGGCCGTGGCGCTGCGCGGCGCGGCGCGCGCTTTTCATTGGGCCCTTGACGATCAACGAGACGCTGTTCGCACGTGTCGCCACGGTTAGCGTCCTGCGGTGCGGTTCTTGGTGCGGCCCGCGTAGCGGTAGAGCGCGACGCCGAACACTGCGAGCGCACCACCGACGGCGAGCGCGCCACCGGCGACGAGCATGTTCGAAACCGTCGGGCTCTGGTTCGCGAGGAACGAGTCGATGCCGCCGAACTGACGTCGGTAGGGGATCACGGTCTGGCCTCCGTTGATGGACGTGAAGTAGCTGGGGTCGCAGTAGTCGCAGACAGGTCCGCGTGCGGGGTAGCGGCGGCGGTACATCTGCGGCGTGCCGCCGGGGCCGTAGACCGGTGTCGCGACGCGGGTCGGTCCGACGATGGCCTGATGTGGCGCGAGCGGCTGACCAGCCGATGGAAAAGACACCGTGGGCTCGTCGCGCAGCCCTGCGAGCTGCGCGTCACTGAGACCTTCCAAGGTGAATACGTGGGGCACTGGGTCAGCTCCTTGCTCTACAACCTACCACGATCGCGTGCGCGATCGTTACTTACGTCGCCGCCCCCGTAGTGGCATGTCGGGCGGGAAATCGAACTTGCCGGTCGCGGCCCACGTGCCACAGGCGGCGTTTGCCTTGGCGACCGCATCCATGGGCGAGTCGACGTCGACGCGCACACCGGGCTGCTTGTCCGTGGTGCAGAAGCGCAAGAACGGTTGGCCCTTGTCGAATGCAAGTTGAACTGGGCAACCCTTGCGCTTGAGCGCACCTGCGCACGGCTTGGGACAGGGGCGTGGCTTTATCTTGCCCTTGTGCTTGCCCTTCTTGACTTCGTACTGGCCACACGACTTCCCGTCGACGGAATCGACGCTCTTGCTCGTCGAACGGAAGCTGCGGTTGAGGTCGAACTGCGTGACGGCAACGCGGCTCTCGCCAACGATCGTACACGCATTGGCGTCGACCTGTCCCGTTCGACCTGACTTGGCGCCGACAACGACACGAAGACAAGGCACGCTTGACGTGTCTGGCTTTGGCTTCTTGATCTTCTTGGGCTTGGTCGTGGTCGTTTGGGATTTCGCCATGGCGATCCTCAGTGAAGAGAGTAGTTGACGATCTCACCGGGAGCGATCCAACAAGCGCGACAGCCCTTGCCGTCCGGTCCGCCGAGACCTGGCGGTGCTACGGCTTTGCGACACGTGTGCTTCGCGTCTTCGGTCGCATACGCTTGGCAGTTCCACGTGTAGCGAGGATCGGGACCCGTCATCTTCGGCTCGAAGCGTTGGGCATGTTGATAGACGTACTGCTCGCGCTCCGGCGTCATGCCGCGGTTCTGTTCGACTTGCAGTACGACCGTCGCGCCCGCCCAGCCAGGACCGAGATGCTGTCCGACGGGGTCGTAGCCTTCGATGCGACGATTCCAGCCGGGACCGGGTTCGTTCACTTCGTACGCGCTCGGTCGGATGATGAAGTTGCGCGGATCGCGGTTGATGTCATTGACCGCGTCGGTACCCCATTCGGTCGCCCAGATGCGCGACGGCGCCCAGAACGTGATGTCAGGAAGGCGATCTGCGATCATCTTCCACTGCTGCAGGTATTCAGGTTCGAAGAAGTCGCCCGAGTCGTGGATCCGAAAGAAGCGCCGACCGGTCGGTTCAGATGGCAGCGCTTGCGTCTTCTCGACGACCTTCTCTTCACCGGTCTCGGTGTTGACGATCTTCACCTCTTCCTTCACCGTGCCGCCGTTCAGCTTGTAGTCCGCGTTGTTGATCGCGTAGACCATTGTCTCGACGAACGCGGTCGACGGTCCGTACGGGCCTTGAACATTGAACTTGATCGCTTGCCGCGCCCACAGGAACCGAAGGATCTGCGCGAACTGCACTTGGCCCGTCGAGTACTGTCCACCCTGCGCGTAACAGAACTGGCAGATGGCCTGCGCCAGGTTGACAGGCGCGTTGTACGGTCGACCGAGACCGTAGTTGACGTACTTCGCTGCTTTGCGCAGTGCATCTGCGGGAACGAGGCTTTGTCCAGCGACCGCACCAGGGCACGCGCCACCGACTTGCGGCGGTCCTGCAGGGATGCTCCACGACGGCGTGTTCATCTTCGACGTCCATGACAGAAGTTGGTACTGCTGGACGTTGGGGTTGGTTGCAGGATTCCACGCCGGGCCAGGCCCGATCGGCTGATCGAGCACGACGTAGACGTTGCTCGGATCCTTGCCGTGCACGTTGCCGGGACGGACGACAAACTGCTTGGTCTCCAGACTACGGATGACGGCGTCACGTACGAACATCATGCCGAGCAGCCCAGCATGCGCATCCGCGAGAACAGCACTGGGCGCAGGACAGGCCGGATGATCCTCACCGAGGTACGCGCCGTTCATCGACCCGACGCACATATCGTACGCACGTTCGATGGCGGTGACGTCTTCGGTGACTTCGAGGTGCGGAATGATGGCTGCCATGGTGTTTACTCGGTGATGCGGTAGCGGTCGCGACCCCGACGATCGAACAAGTTCCCCGAGTTGGGGCGTACGCCTTCGCGAAGATTTGGTGCACGCATCTTCAGCGCCTCCGCTTGCGACGACGACGTGTGCCGTCGAGCGCGCTCAGGCACGAACCTCCGACGTACAGCAGCGAGCCGGGCGAACTCCAGGTCCGCTGCGTCGAACGGTTGGGACGGCTCGCCCTGAACCACTTGTCGAGGCGATCACGCGTCGATGGTGTGCAGGCGGTGAAGCACTGCACGTCCTTGCCGTGGGTCACGCACGACGACATCGGGATGCCGTAGCGCGCCGCCTCACGCTGGACGCTCTTCTTGGGGCCCTTCGCGATCAGCGAGACGTGCTCGCGGCGCTTCGCGGTGCCGAGGCCGCGCGAGCCGCGCCCACCCTTGACTTTGACGGACACGACGTTGCGATCGTCGGCAATGCCGGGCGTACCGTGCTTGCCACCCATGTTGAGCACCCAGCCACCATGCGATGAACGCATGACGGCGGTGCCCGTGCGCTGTTGGCCTTGTGGCGTGACGATCGTAACGCGATCACCGGGCTTGATGACCTTGATCAGTGGATTCGCCATGGCTAGCGCCTCGCTTTCCGACGGCGTCGACGGCCGAGACCGTTGTTGCGATTGACGAGACAGTTCTCCGCGAACTCGCCCGCCGCTTTGCGGATCAGGCCTGCGTGCGACGGCGCGCTCGCACGACCGCCCGCGCTCTGGTGTGCGAGGTACTGACCGTAGTGCGTCATCATCTCGGCGTAGTCAGCCCACGCCGCACCGCACTTGCCGTTGCGCGACTTGTTGGTGACCATCGCGATCGAGTATCCGATGTCGTCGGACGCCTCGGTCATCTTCTTGGTGTGGATCGCCTCGGAGCTGCCAAGCCCGCGACGTGAACGCTTACGGCGTTGTGCATGGCCCTTCATACGACGCTCGTGCGCTTTGCGTTTGTGGAACGCGCGAGAACGCGTCTTCTTGTTCGCCATGACTAGCGCTTCGCCTTCCGGCGACGACGGCGACGACCGACGCCGCCGCCGACGTTGTAGCACTCGTTGCGGTTGCACTCGGCGATCGTCCGTTGCATGCCAGGCAGCCCTTCCTCGACGCGACAGACCGCGTTCGGGAACTGGCGCGAGCACGCGTGGCCGGCATCCATCGCTGCGCTGTATGACTTGTGGAGGCTGCGTCGATAGCCCGAAGGGCCGCTGACGACAAATCGTCCCGACGACGAGCCGAGTGACTTCCTACGACGACGTTTCTTCGCCATGGCTAGCGGCTCCTCTTCTTCTTCTTGCTCTTGCCCTTCTTGCGACGACGGCGCCCGAAGTTGACGGGGCACGCGCGCTCGTGGATGCGTGTGTCGACGTCGCCGACGTTGAGTCGGCGACGGCCGCCCGGGAGGATGACCGTGTGACGAGCGTCGACCTTGCGACGCGTCGCCGTGATCGTCTCGGCGTCGAACGCGAAGCAGGCGCCGATCGGAAGCTGTCGGAACGTACGCGCTGGCATCAACGTCTCCTCTTTCGCGTGCGTCGACTGCGTCCGGCGATTTGGAGTAAACACACCGGACGAAGGCCGAAGGTCCGCTGGTACTTCTGCCGTAACTTGTCCTCCATCTTGATGCGTGCGTCGGTGCAGTCGGTCGCGGCCACGTCGACATAGACGTGTTCGGTCCCGACCGTCTTGACCTTGAGGCCTGCGCGACGAATCTTGCGACTCATCTCGACCACGGTGACGGGACCCGTGTGGACCTTCATTCGGAAGATCGGCATCAGCGACGCCTCCTGCGCGCACGCTTGCGTTTGCCGAGTCTGTAGGTAACGCCTACGGACTAGCGACGGCGGCGCTTGCGCCAACGCGTGCCGCAGACCTTCGTGCCCCGCGCGGTGCGGATGCAGATCTTGCGACCCTTGCGGCGACCCTTGCGACCGCGGCGACGGCGACCGACGAGGGTGGGGAGAGCGCCCATGTGGCGACGACGACGGCGGCGACGCTTGCCGAGACCGTCGCCCTGATTCGAGGTGTCCATCTTCTTGGTCCTTGTTGAAGTTGCCCCACAAGTCGGCGACGCCGTCTCGATGGGTGTTTCTTTCAAGAAGATCCCACGAGCGATCGAGGTCGTCAAGATGATCGCTGCTGCGATCGGTGTCATGGAAGCAGACGCCCAACGGTCACGATTGAAGGTACAGTTACGGCTCCAAACCGATGAAACCGTTCAAACCTGGTAGCGATCCGCGTAAAGTCTTCAAAGGAGAACACCGCGAACGAAAGCCAACTCGACTGTTCACGTTTGATGACCTTGCTACAGCGGCTGTCGAGGCGCCAGCAACGACACGCAAGAAGCTGCGAACGACGACGAACGCGAGGACCGTAGCGCTCTACATCGTTGACGCACTGGCCCGTGGCTCTGTCCGACTTTCGGACGAAGAAGCTGTGCAAGCGCTCGCAGGAGCCGCGACGTTGAAGGAATGGCGAGGTCGTTGGCCACGCTTCGATCTATATCGATGCGGCTACCCCGACTGCGTGAACACGCTCCTCGATGCTGGCCTGTGTGTTAGCCATGGTGGGTCGGCTCGGCCGACCGTGAAGATTGAGGGTGACCACTTCGTGATGTGGACGGGCCGAGCGTACACACCGATCTGTCGGGTGATTTTTGGCGTGATCGATTCGGGTGCGGTCGAGCACATTGATCAGAACAGCTGGAACAACCACCCCGACAACCTCATCGCGCCCGCCGACGTTCACGTCCGTTCGACGAGACGCAACCGTTGGTCGTATGGCTACGCCGAGCTGGGTGACCTGTTCGGCTTATCGGTCGACGGCACACGACAAGCTGCGTCGCGTGGACTCTTCGATCCGGCGTCGCTCGACAGCGTGACGAGCTTCTGGTTCCTTCGACAGACCCCGCGTTAGCGCAGGGTCGTATCGTTGCCCTTGCACTTGCGGCAAATTCGAATCGAAAGACCGCGGTACGCGAAGTAGGTAATCTCCTGCTCGTTCAGGTTGGTCTTGGCGCACTTCAGGCAGAGCTTCTTCTGCATACCGTGGCGCTCTGCCATCTCGTACGCGGTATGCCACATGCCGATCTTGGTGGCAGCGACAACCGCGTCTCGAACGTTCCTGAGGGTCATCCCATCGGGGAAGACGTGATCGTCGGGCAGGGACGGTCGTTGCGCCATGTCACTCTCCTCCCAAGAACGTATCATCGGAAACGATCAGGACCGCCGGTCGAAGTCCTCGACGTTCAGCGGTAGCACCGACAGCGTGACGTTCGTGGACAGGCGCGATGGTCGCCCAGCTGTAGAGGTCGCGAACGTACTCATGGTCGCTGTTGGACGCGACGATTGTGGCACCGCGATCGTGTGCGGCACGAAGGGCCGTGGCGAGCGTGACGTGATCGTCGTCGGAGAAGCCTCCCGCCGTGTACTTGTCGAACGTCTCGTAGTAAGGCGAGTCGGCGTAGACGACGTCACCTGCTTGCGCGGCAGCGATCGTATCTCGGAAATCGGCGTGGCGAACGTCGGCGCCGCGAAGGGCGTGCGCGACGATCGCCAGGCTTTCGGCGGTGGGAACGCTCGCGCGACTGCGATCACCGCCGTGCGGGACGTTGAACTTGCCCTTGCTGTTTTCACGGTAGAGACCGTTGAAGCCGAACCGGTTCAGGTACAGGAACCGAGCCGCCGCGAGGACCGGGCTACGCGACTCCTCGGCGCGGATGCGGATGTAGCTCTCTTTGTCGGTGCCACGATCCACGAGCGTCTTCAGCGCCCACGCGACCGATGCGGAGGTCTTCCGGATCGTCTGATACATCGAGATCAGCGGCTTGCAGTTGTCGCCGAGCACCATGTCAGGAAGCCCGAGATCGAGCGCGACCGCACCGCCACCGAGGAACGGTTCGACGTAACGTCCTCGGGTGACGGCGAGTCGTGCATGAATCGCGGGCGCCAAGAGCGGGACCAGCCATCGTTTGCTTCCGACCCACTTGAGTGGCGGGGTGCAGCCGACGCGCGGTGGAAACACGTTCGCTGTGGGAACGGTCGATAGCGGGTTGGGCGTTGCGGTCGTCATCATAGAGCCCCCTAGAGCTGTGCGAACAGGTACAGCGCGAGCACGATCAAGGTCAGCGTGACAGCGTAGCGTAGAAGCTGTTCGAGTAGACCTGGACTTTGTAGATACGGATCGCTGCTGCGAACGAGCAAGTCGCGCCACAGGTGGTTACGGGTCTCGCGGCTGAGTTTCACGTTGCCGAGCCTTCGTAGTCCATGCCGAGCTTTAGCTGGTCACGAAGATCCAGGTAGAAGCTGACCGCGGCACGAACGTCGTCGAAAAATTCTTCGTCGACAGCCACGCCGTCGGCCCTGTATTGACGCGAGACGCGGAAACGACCGTCTTCGACGCGGTCGATCCAAAAATCTGCGAACAGCTCGATGCCGAAGCCTGCTGGATGCGTCAAGACAACCGCGAACGCGGCCATGAGCTGCTCGGCTTGGGCACGTTCGCGTTCTGGATCGATGTCAGCCATAGGGCGCCGAAGGTTCACCCTCGGAGGACGTCCGTCAACACCTGATCGAGGAGCTTGTCGGTCGGCAAGGTTCCGTCGAGCAGCACCGTGTTGTCGAAGTGCTGGTAGGCGTACGCCAGGTAGCGAGCGCGCAGTCGCTGTTGGTAGGCGCGGTCTTTCTTCTCATACAGCTCGTTGCGCGTTTCGGCGCGTTTGGCGAAACGTTCCTCCATGACTTCGGGCGGGATGTCGATGATGTACACGCGATCCGGACGAAGGAACTGGACGCGCTGCTGGAAGGCGTAGATCGCTTCGACGGGGTACTCCTCGGCCTGATACACGAGGCCGCTGACCTCGACGAGACGATCGGCGATGATGTAGCAGCCGCGATCGTAGGCGGCTTGGAGGTCCGGATCGCGTTCGACGCGATCGGCGACTAGTAGATACGCCATCCCGCGCGCGGACACGTGTTCGTGCTTGCTGAACACGCGACGGATCATCTGGCCCGGCGCTGACATCGAACTGGGGAAGTTGCAGGTGTAGATCCTGTCGGTCGTGACACCTTGCTTGTGCAGCGTCTCGGCGACAGCGCGCGAGAGGGTACTCTTGCCGCTACCGTCAGGGCCCTCGAAGGCGAGGAAGCGTGCACCGCCAGGGCGTGCCGCGAGGCGCTGTTGATCTTCGTAGTCCATGTGTGCGGTCTTGGTCTCGGTCATGTTCTTCTCCGAATCTATCGTGAGGCTGATGCGAGGAACTTGCCTGCGTCGGCGAGGACTTTCGAAAAGCCGACGAACGGAAGCGAACGGCGCATCATGCCGCCGTACGACTTTGCGAGGATGCGCGTGTCGAGAAGCACGAACACACCGCGATCCGTCGTACTGCGAATCAGTCGACCGGCACCTTGCGCCAACTCGATGGCGGCGCGCGGGAAGTAGAAGTCGTCCCAGAAGGTGTCTGGGTGCTTCTGTTTCATCATGTCGACGAGCGGATCGTTGAACGATTCGAGGGGCAGCTTGTCGATCACGAGGCACGATAGTGCTTCGCCTTGAATGTCCAGCCCGACCCAAAAGCTCTTAGTCGCGAGGAGGACCGAGTCGGTCTGTTCGCGGAACATGTGCGCGAGGGTCTTGTTGGGCGCGTCGCCCTGAACCAGCAACGGGTAGTCGATGTTGCCTTGCAACTGCTCCGCGACGTACTTCAGGCGCCGCCACGACGTGAACAGGACGAGCGTGCGCCCTTTGCAATCACGGATGAGCGTCTTGATCGCTTCAGCGGCCTTCTGGTTGTAGATCGCGTCGTTTTCTGGAATCGGCCACGGGATGCCGAGCGGTACGATGAACTTGGCTTGTGTCGCGAAGTTGAAGGGGCTCGGTACACGCACACCGATGACGTTGGCGCCGGGGACGTTGGTGCCGCGTTGGGCGAACTGCCAGCTGTGCAGCCGGACGTCTTCGTTGCCGGCGTTGACTTTGTCGGTGCCGGGTAAAACCGCTTGGCGGACGAGGCCCAGCTCGTCGCGGATGAAGTCGAACGTTCCGCCGCTCGTCATCGTCGCAGACACGCAGATCACCGACGGGTACCGTTCGAAGACGCGCTCGGAAAGATGCTGTCCGACGCGGTATGGGACGGCGCGAAGCCGGACGGTAGCAGCCGTGACGCGCTGATCGTCGTTTGGCTTGTCGATCCAGTACGCCGTCGTGTCGTTGAGCTGCCCTGCAAATTCCTTGATTTGGACGACGAACGTCTCAGCACGGTCGCGACAGGACTTTCGCATCGCACACGTTCCACAGAGCGCGGGCGTGTCACATCCACAGCCGCCCTGCGCAGCCCGCATCGCATCGTCAAGCACGTCGACGATTTCGATCGTCGCCACGCAATCGACTTCAGCGACGCGGGGTGATTCCATGTTGAGCGCGTAGCGCGCGACGTCTTCGAAGAAGGGGCTCGCGGTGTCGCGCAACGCCTTGGCGAGTCCGCGATCGCCGAGATACTTCGAGATGTCGGATGCGAGCTGGTTGATGTGGGTCAGGCCCAGTTCGCGACCGAAACATCGCCGCGCGATGTTGGCAGCCTCGTGAGCCTCATCGAAGATGACGGTCTGGAAGTTCGTCCACGTCGGATCAGTTGTGTGGAGCAACTTGGAGAAGAACAGGTCGTAGTTGGCGACCACCACGGTGGCGTTCTCTGCGTTGTCGGCGGCGCGTTCGGCGAAGCACGACTCGTAGTAGGCACACGCGCGACGCCCGCAGCGTTCACCAGACACCGAGAAGACGTTCCACGTCCGTTGTGAGACAGCCGGTGGCGCCTCGGACTGATCGCCGGTAGGGGTGGCTGTTCCCCATGCGCTGAGCGCTTGCGCTTCGATGTTTCCGTCGAGATCGAGTCCCGGAATCGGTGCACCACTGTCGAACATCGCCATCTCGCGCTGGCAGAGGTAGTTCGCACGGCCCTTGAGGAGCGCGAAACTGAAGTCAATCTCTTCGTCGGCGGCGGCGAAGGCTTTCTCGACGACCGGAAGATCCTTGTCGATCAGCTGCTCCTGCAGCGCCTTGTTCGCCGTGACGACGAGGACGCGTCGACCCTTGTGGACGGCGTGCCGGATGGCCGGAATCAAGTACGCCATCGTTTTGCCGGTTCCAGTCGGTGCTTCTCCAAGGAGAACGAGGCGACCTTCGATCGCCTCGTCGACGGCCTGTGCAAGCTGCACTTGACCTTCACGCTTGGAGTACCCCGGGATCACGGTCGCAAGCGCACCCGTGAAGTCGTCGAACATGTTGTCGATGTAGTTCGTGCTCATGCTGCTCCCCTAGTTCAGTTGACTTCCGCCCAAGTTTTTCCGGCCTTGGCGTCGACGGGAAAATTCATCTTGTTGCCGTTGTACTCGACCTCGCGCGTGAAGCACTTCACGACGAGGGCCTTGAGCAGATCCTGATCGTCTTCGTCGCACTCGAAGACTACGGCATCGTGGATCTGAAGGATCGGCCACGCGCCCTCGGGCAGGAGCGGCATGATATCCGCGAGCCCCAGGTTGATAAGGTCAGCGCCCGACGCCTGAATCGGGAAGTTGACGACTTCGGTCAGGTCGAACTGCTTGATCGGAAAACATCGACGACGTCCGAGGATCATGCTTCGGATCTCGCCTTGCTGATCCGCCATCCGTTGCATGTCCTGGTGCCACTTGGTGACGCCCGGCATGCGGGTCTTCATCACCTGCACCATCTTGCCGATCATGCCGATGGTGACCTGCGGGTAGTCGCGGACGACGGCCTTCCACAACGTCTCGATCGAGCCGGCGTAGAACGCGCCGTACTCCGGGCGCTTGATCAGGTCGCGGCGGACCTTGCGTTCGTCGACAGGAACCGTGTCGAAGTCCGGCCAGACGATGCGCGCGAACTCGCTATGGATGTCCTTGTCCTTGTGGAAGATGTCGAGGAGGAACGGGTCACCTGACATGAGCGCGATCAGGCGTGCTTCGAGTTGCTTCGCATCGAAAGCGACGAACGCACGCCCGTACGGTGCGACCACCTGGCTACGGAGGTTGGGGCGTCCCTTCTTTTTGTCGGCCTTGGGCCAGTTCTGTGCTTGTGGTCCTTCGGAGCGCCATCGTCCAGTGATGGCGTGGACGCTCCATCGTGGGTGAACACGCAGCCACGGATCGGCGAAGCCGTAACGGATCTTGCCGGGGATCGGTCGGCCTTCCTTGTCGAGGACCGGGCGATCGAGCATGCGTTCACAGAACGTCGACAGGAGCTTTGCGTTCTCGCGGTAGTTGAGGAGCGCTTGGATTTCCGGGTACTGCGAGAACGCTTCGAGGACGTCTTTCTTTGTCGAGATTCGACCACTGGCCGTCTGAAGACTGAGCGGCACACCGCAGGCCTTGAGGAAGGCCACGATGTGATCGCCCGAGTCGATCATGAAGTTGAACTTGCTAGCCTCGATCTCGCCGAGGCGTTTCGAAATACGTTCGTCAAGATCGATCGGATCGTGCTTTCGCGTACGCCGCGCCTGTTCGAAGGCGAGCCGTTCCTTGAAGCGCGCCAGGATCGTCGGATCCTGAATTTTGTCGTCCAGCTCTTTTTTGGCCGCATCGATGTTGGCGCGGAAGCCTTTGCGGAGTTGCCCGTTGATTTCTGGATCGATCGGGACGCCCTTCATGTGCATCACGCTGGCGGCGTGCGCCATCGCGAGATCCACCTTGTAGGTCTTCTCGGCGTTCGACTCCTTGATGATGAGCGCGATCGGACCTTCGATACGTGCCGTCGCAAGCGTGTCGCGTGCGTTGTAGGGCAGCAGCTCGTCGAGCGTTCCTTGACCATGGCGGTATTCGGCCTTCCACGGCGGAGCGGCGTAGAACTGCGTCAGGACACGCTGAAGGTTGTGTGCGAGGCCTGGGAACGCACTGTGATGCATGAGCATCGTGCAGTGGATTTCGCCGTTGATCTGAAAACCGTGACGTTCCAAGACAGGTACGTCGTAGATCCGGTTGTGGAAGATCTTGACGACGGACTCGTCGGCGAACAGTTTGTCGAGCGGTTCGAGAACCTCCGGGATGCACAGCTCCCACGCGATGCTGATCGCGCGCTCGAACGTGGCGAGCCCGAGCGCCGACATGTTGGCGTTGTAAGGTGAGAGCGCGGTGTGTTGCTTCGTGTTTTCGACGAAGGTCTCGGTGTCACACGCGAACCGACCTGAACGGTATGCGTCGACGACGAAGTCGGCGACGAGCTTCTTCGCCCGCTGCCAATCTTCTAGTTCGACCTGAATGTCGTCGGTGAACTTGATGTCGGCGCCCTGCGAGATCAGGTTCACCTTGGCCGTGTCGTAGAGCAGGTTCCAGAAGGCGAGGTCGACCGTGTGTGACCCACCACCGCCACTCGCACCGCCGCCACGAAGGATCGCAGCGGGGTGAATGCTCGGGATCACCGCACGCGTCCGTCCGCTGTTGTCGCAGTCGACCTCGTGGTACGAGCCCGCCATCTGCGTGATCGAGAACTTCTCGTTGCCAGTGAGTTGTTGGGCGGCGTGAGCCCCGAGGGCGAGGACGGGCACGCCGGGGAACTGTGCGATCTCTTGTTTGAGTCGGTCGCCACAAGCTTGACGTGCTTGCTTCTTGATGGCGTCGGAGGCGCCGTGCGGCGGTTGGCAGTTGTGAACGACGGCTCCGGGCGTGAGGAAGTTGTGCGTGCCTTCCACTTCGAGGCAGTACACGGTCGCGCCTTCGCCTTTTCGTCGGGGGCTCGTACAGACGCTCTCGGCCTGATCGTAAAAGGCCGCTGCTGGAATGGGCTCGTATGTTTGCGGGTCGTACTTGCCGCGATCTTCAGGTCGAAGTTTGTACGCCATCACAGGTGGAACGTAAGTCGCGATCGCAGCACTGAATCGCGCAGTCCCTTCGACCGTGAATCGGATACGGCCGCGCCGAACGCGGTTTTCGAAACCGCGTGCACGTAGTACTGCAGAGGCGTGAAGAAGATCTGGTTCGGGAAAGGCGACGCCACAAATCTCGGCGAGCGGACGGTGCCCGTTGCGGATCTGCATGTACCCATCGTCTAGGTACCAGACGGCAAACAACAGCTCGTCCGCCGAAGCGAGAACAGTCGATGGGATTCGTTTCTTGCCTTCGGGGTAGAAGAGGTCGCGTGTTGCATGTCCCCATGCACCGGCAGCTGTACGGAACCCGTACTTAGCTTGCTCATTTTGTCGGGGTGGCTGTTGGAACAGTGACACGCCGAATTTTTTCAACACGCGCGCCTTCAGCATCGCGTACTGTTTTTGATCTTCGGCGTGGGTAACTACGAGTGAGCCCTTTGCGAGGGTTCCGTCACCGAGCAACGTTCCATAGGCAACCTGCAGTGCACGACCCGCAGGTGCCACGTCGCCGGTGGCGATCCACCCACCGTTGATATCGGCGGCGGGTCGCCAACCTTCCGGTGTCAGGACGGGATGATCTTCGGTAAGTACGGCATGCGTTCGTCCTCGGGCTCCTGCACGTTGCGCCCATCGGAACGATACGTCACGCATCTCGCGCGTTCCTCGTGGATTTCGATACCAGTTCGTAACGCGCGCTGCGATCACACTCCCTGTTGCGTCGATGGACTGTACGAGTCCGTCATAACGGTTGGCAACGAGGTGATCGATCCGTTTCAGGGATCCGTCTGCGAGTCGAACTTGGGTGGTCCCTTCGACGCACAGCATGCTGTTCGACACCCACAACGACTCACGTGCGATGCCGAGCCTGGAGAGCGTTTCGTTGACGAGACGACCGGAGCTGCCGACGAACGGGCGCTGCTGGATGACTTCGTTCTGGCCAGGTCCTTCGCCGACGACGATGAAGTTTGGCCGTTCCCAGCCCTCACCGAAGACAGGTTGGTTCGGTTTGCCGAACTTGCCGAATGGACAGTTTGCGCAGTCGGCGCCGTGCGCGTTGCCGCGGATTGTCTTCGGCGCGTCGTCGTCGACGAAGCGATCCTCGGACGGCATATCGGCAACGGTGAAGCTCATGCGCGCAGTGCCTCCATGAACCACGTGAGCCACGAAGGAAGATCGACGATGGGCGCCGGAATCCAAAACGCCGGTTCACCAGAAACTTGCGTTGAAGGGGCGACTGCGATGAGGCCTCCTTCACAGAGAATTTCTAGGCCGGCCGCGAATCGTTGGCTGCGCGGGAGCCAGAGGCCGTGCGGAACGTTGTAGAAGTGCGCGCGCACGTCACCTGTCTGATGTGTCAACGTGATTGGTAGAGGCCCGTCGACAGTACTGACGGCGCGTGTGACTACGACCAAGAGTCGCGATGCTCCTCCAGTTCGAATGCCGATGCGCGTGCTTGGTGCGTGCCTCCACATATTGGCGACGCGTTCAGGGCGACATCCAGGAAATGTGTGTGAGACGAGATGCAGTCCAAGTTGTCTACAGGTTGTTCCTTCTGAACACGTACAACCGGCCTTGCCTTGTGCTTCAGGGGTCCTGAGCGGATTCGTGAATTGTAGATCTCGCAACGGGTCAACCCAGAAGTGGTGCTGCACATACCGTTGCGCAGCTTCGGTCAAGGACACCGTGTGATTCGGAAGCCAGGACCAGTCTCGGGTCTCGTGAGGCGTTGGTGGTGGTGGTGGCACTGCTGCGAGCAATTGTTCGGCGTCAGCCTCGCGCAGAAATTTTTCCGGGATCAGATAACACGGTCGTGCAATGTCTTCGCGCCACCAGTTCGCGTAGCGCGCCAGACGTGGCAATGTCCAACCTACGATCTCGATCGACGGACAACGGTGGGTGTTGACCAGGACGTGGGGGACATCTTCGGGATCTTGATCATGGAGTGGTAGACACCCGTTGGGATAGTTCGTCGAGCGAACACGGATCCCCCCTACAAGACCAGCTTCTGTCCGCGCCGCTTCCCAGTCGCGCAGATTGAGTGCACCTGCCCATCCACAGTTCAGGAACTGTGCGAATGCGTACTCAGCGAGTGCACCTTGAATGTCGATCGTCTCACCGTCGGCTGTCGGCGTGACGCGCCCATCGTTGCGACCGCCTTGACGCTGTACGCGATAGCGTGTGCGACCAACCTTGACGGCGTGCGCGACCTCGACATCAGACAGTTGAATCTGGATTCGCGTCACGACGCGTCCTCGAAGAGTGCGTCGGCTGCTTTCACAGCGGCGCTGCCGACCTCGTTGGTCAGCTCCTTCGCACCGAGGCGAAGTAGGTACGCGTCGCGCGTCGATCGTTTGAAGCCGGTCAGCTCGTCGATCTCGGCTTTATGGACGGGGTTCGGCCATGCGTTGGCGAGGATCTCCAACACCTGACGTTCGCCCTTGGGGAGCTTGGCGAACCAGTAGTCGCGTAACGCTTCGCCGGTAGGTAGCGGTTCGACGTCGGGCATCGCGGCGATGCCTTCCTCGGTTGCAAAGATCGTATCGCCGTCTTCCGAGAGGAGACCCTTCTTCCGAAGCCGCAGGATGTAAGCATCCCGCGTCGAACGTTTGTAGCCGGTGAGCGTGGTGACTCGCTTCTTGATCAGCCCGTCAACGAACTGAATCGCCGCACGTAGCACGGCGGCCTCACCTTCGGGGAGTGGCTTGTCGTCGTAGGTGCCGTGCGACTTGGACGTAGAACGTACAGGCGCAGGTGCGGGCGTTAACGTGAAGCCCTTCGGTGCCTTCGTCGGCTGCTTCACGGGCAGCACGACAGGCGCCTTGAGCGTTCGGCCCGAATTCAAAACGAACGTTTGCAGCGTCGTCACCTGCGCGCGCAGGCTTGCCGTGCCGGCCGTCAGCGTCTCCAGGCCCGGCGCGAGCCTCTCACTGATCGCCAGCATCTTGACGGCGATCGCCTCGATACGCTTCAGGTCGCGATCTTTGAACGCAGGCTTCTCGACGATCTTGGTCTCGATCTTCGTCTCGGCCTTCGGCTGCGCGGCCTTGGTCTTGGTCAGCTCGGACTTCAGCTGTTTGATTTGCGCGCGCAGATCGCCGACGGTCTTGGCCTCTTCTTCGGCTTCGTGGGGCAGGTCCGCGAGCTGTGCGAGGACTTTCTTCACGCGCTCGCGTGGCGGCGTCGGAGGCGTCGCACGCTGACCTGCGCGCAGGTGCGTCGTCTGAACGCCGCCGACTTGGATCTGTTTGACTTCGTCGGCGAACGCGGGACCGAAGACGTAGAACTGCCCTGGCTTGAGCGTGCGAAGCGACATCGTGTCTTCGCGCGTCGTGAAACCCAGCTCCGCGGCGGCGCGTTTCATGTCGACGTCGAGGGCCGACCTGCCAATCAACTTGTTGTTGCACTCGGCAGCGGCGTCCTTCGAGAGCTTGGCGATCCGCTGCGTCGCGAGTACGCCAGCGAAGCCGCGCTTGCGGCCGAGCGCCATGAGGTTCTTGACGGCGCCCGTTGAGACGGCGCTACCGACTTCGGGGCAGTAGAGGTGCGCTTCGTCGAGGATGACGAGCGCGGAGTGCCACAGGTCGCGTGGTGCGTTCACGAGCGATTCGAGGAACCGCTTCACGAATTCGGCACGCTGGGTACCAAGCTCGTAGATGTCGACGATCACGGAAACGTTCAGCTCCAGAAGTCGACGAGCGAGCAGCGTCGCGCTTTTCAAATCGGCGGGGCAGTCGCCTTTCTGACCCGCGAGCACGAAGTCGAACTTCTCGCGCAGCGTGTGGTACTCGCCGTCGTGATCGATGACGATCTGTTGGGCCTTGCCGTACGTCTGTTCGATGAGACGGCGGATCGCCCAGCTCTTTCCGGCACCGCTGTTGGCTTGAACCAGGAGGCGCGATTCGACGAGCTTGTCGACGTCGATCGCACAGTCCGCTCCTAGTAATGGTTCACGCTTTGTCATGCTCGTCTCCCTAGTGACGAGATTGTGGTCGCTCCTGCTCGTAGACGCTCGGTGTTGTCCGGGGCTCAGCCGGGCAACGGCGCTTCCGCTTCGAACTTCTTCTCGACGGGACCGCCGAGCACGATCTCGGGGACGTGTTCGTACGTGAGTAGATCACCATCGAACGTCGCCTCGACACGGATCTGATCGATGCGCTTGCGCTTGCCGTCGATGGCGACGTCGAACGACTCACGCGCACGAGCATCGAGCATGATGCAATCGCCGTGTCGCAGAAGCAGTGGCTGCTTCGGCGTCCATCGGAAAGTGCTATGGCCGTCGACGACCTGGAGTGGCAACGACTCGCCGATGTTGCGATTCCTCGCGGCATCGTGTGCGCTGATCTTGATCAACCGATCGAGGATGGGAGGCTGCACGTCACAGACAGCCCCCTCGGCGAGTGCAGTGAACTTGAACAGGATCGAAGACACTTCGAAGTCTTGGTACATCGAGTGAAGTCCGGTCTTGTCTGGGAACACGATCTTCTCACCTGCCTTCACGGTGACTTCGCCGCTGCGGGTGAAGGGGTCGCGATCGACGACGGGCTTTCCGTTCTGCACGAGATCTCCTTGGTGAATCGTTAGAAGTCGGCGTTCAGGTCGACTTCGCCTTCGACGCCCTGTTGGTACGCCGACGCACGGCGTTCGAAGAAGTTGGTCATCTCTTGGACGTCCTGCAGGTCCATGAACCCGAACGGATTCTTGACGTTGAACGTCTTGCTGTAGCCGAGCGCCGCAAGACGCTGATCGGCGACGAACTGGAGGTACGTCACGACGTCGTTGACCGAGAGGCCGGCGACGCCACCTGCCAGGAGGTCTTCCGCGAAGGCGGCTTCGCAGTCGATAGCTTCGTCGATCATCTGTCGGACGTCGCGTTCCAGTTCGGCGTCGAACAATTCGGGTTCTTCGCGGCGGACGGTGGCGACGACCGCGAACGCGAACGTCATGTGACAGTTGCCAGTGATCGAGACTTTGTTGTTGTAGCGCATCACAAAAGCGCCGGTTGGGACGGTTACACAGTGAACGTTCCCGTCGTATGCGACGATGTCGTCGAGGATCGACCCGCACGACACGATATCGACGTCGTGGATCCACGTACGGTACATCGTCGAGTACGTATCCGATCTGTGATCTTCTTCGATGCCGAACGTGGCGTGTCGACCGCCTAGCGTTGCCACAGCTTGAACGACGTCGACGTTGTCGCGGAACTTGGACGAGTAGTAGATGTAGTAGCCGTCCATTGGATCGGCTGGCGTATGTCCGTCCCAGTGCCGAAGTTCTTCGACGAAGTCAGTAGCCCACTTGGTGTCGATCTTCGTCAAGTCGACCCACGTGTTCAGGTGCTTGCTGAGAGGTGTAGAAGCGGGGACGTTGATGAAGAACTCGTTCCAGCCGTTCTCGTCGCAGTCAACTTTGTACTTCCAACCGAGACGCGTGACGAGATCTGTCAATCTCGCGATTTTGCGATCACGCCGCAGAGAGAACTTCGCCGGGACCGTCCCGCAACGCTCGCCGGTATACCGCTCGCTGAGGTGCCCGTCGGCTTGGAACGCGATCAAGAAACGTTGCTCGTCGGTAAGCTCCGGTGCGACCTGTAGCGCGTGTCCTGCCACTGGAAGCTTCTTCTTGCCGTTGATCTTGAATTCAGACGCCGGCTGCTTGGACCACTGCTTCTGATAGTCCCAGCGCTGCACGATGTCGTGATCCATTGTCATCATCTGATCGACACCACCCTTGCGGTGTCGCAGATGTCGAACAGATCCTCGGTGCGGCTTGTGAAGCACCCTGAGCGGCTTCACGAATGAAATTTCATGAGTCTGAAGATCGAACTGGGCGACCTGTGTGTCTTCCGTCAGCTCACGGAAGTCGACCCAACCCTTGGGGGTTAGCACTTCGGTGCCGTCAACCATACAACTCTCATCTCTAAACACCCAGTTGGTGCCGTCGGCGAGGCCGGGCAGGAGGCCCTTCGAGCGCAGGAAGTAGACGTAGGCGAACGCGCCGAAGAAGAACAGACCTTCGATGCACGCGGCGAAGCAGATCAGATTCGAGAGAAACTGTCGACGCTGGCGGGGCGTGCTGATCCGATCGAGCGATTGGATCGAGTCGATCCAGCGAAGACAGAAGTCAGCTTTCTGTTTGATCGACGGGATCGTCTCGACGGCGGCGAACGCTTTCTGTCGCTCGCTGTGTTCGGGGACGTAGGTGTCGAGCAGGGTCAGATAGAACTGGACGTGGAGCGCTTCCTCGAAGAGCTGTCGCGACAAGTACATCCGCGCCTCGGGGGCGTTGACGTGCTTGTAGAGGTTCAGCACGAGGTTGTTCGCGACGATCGAGTCGCCCGTCGCGAAGAACGCGACGAGCCGTTGGATCAGGTGACGTTCAGCCGACGTCATCTTGGTGAGGTCGGCGACGTCCGTCGAGAAGTTGATCTCCTCGACGGTCCACGTGTTCTTGATCGCCGCGCGGTACATCTCGAAGAACTGTGGATAGATCATCGGCCGCAGCGTCAGACACATCCCAGGATCGAGGAGACGCGCTGGTCGCTGCATGTCGATGTTCACTGGCAGGCCTCACAGCTCTCGGGATTCTCCAACGAACATGCGATCGCGGCCTCGTCAGGCATCACGGATGCCACGTTCGTCTTCGCGATCCTGGTTGCCGGGCGCGAGCGTAGGTAGTACGTCGTCTTCAGGCCGGCCTTCCAGGCGTAGAAGTACATCGACGAGAGCGCTCCGATGTTCGGGTTCTCGACGAACAGGTTCAGCGACTGGCTCTGATCGATGAAGGCGCCACGCTCGGCGGCCATATCGATCAGCGCACGCATCGGCAGCTCCCATGCGGTGCGGAACACCTTGCGGACGTCTTCGGGGACTTCCGCGAGCGTGTGAACCGAGCCCTCGGCGTTCTTGATCCGCGTCCGTGTGTGCTCCGTCCAGAGGCCGAGACGCTTGAGCGCGTCGACGAGGTAACGGTTGACCTGCAGGAAGTCACCGGACATCGTCTCGCGCTTGAAGAGGTTCGAGACCTGTGGCTCGATGCACTCGTAGCAGCCTGCGATCGACGCGATGGTCGCGGTCGGCGCGATCGCGATCGTCAACGAGTTGCGAAGGCCCGTCTTCTTGATCCGCTCGCGTAACACGTTCCAGCGAACCGGATCGCGAGGGACGACGTTCCACGCGTCGAACTGCAACTCGCCGTGTGCGGCGCGCGTATCATCGAACGTCTCGTGCTTGCCCTTCTCGACGGCGAGGTCGGCGGACGTCGTCAGCGCGTGGAAGTAGATCTCCTCCGAGATCCGTTTCGAGAGGTCTCGGGCTTCCGACGAGTCGAACGCCCAGCCGAGTTGGAAGAAGACGTCCTGCAGTCCCATGATCCCGAGGCCCACGGGACGCCATCGCATGTTCGAGCGCTTGGTGCTCGGGATCGTGTAGAAGTTGACATCGATGACGAAGTCGAGCTGACGGATCGCGGTACGCACCGTACGCGCCAGCTTGGTGAAGTCGAACTTGCCGTCGATGACGTGGCGACCGAGGTTGATCGAGCCGAGGTTGCAGACCGCGGTCTCGTCTTGCGACGTGACTTCGAGGACCTCCGTGCAGAGATTGGACAGATGCACGACGCGATCGGGCGACCACGTCTGGTTGCACGCGCGGTTACACGCGTCCTTCCAGGTCATCCAACCGTTGCCGGTCTGCGCGAGCGTACGCATCATCTTGGCGTACAGGTCGCGTGCCTTGACGGTCTTCGCGGCGAGGCCGGCAGCTTCGGCCTTGATGTACTGCCTTTCGAATTCCGCACCCCAGACGTCACAGAGCGTCGGGACCATCTTCGGATCGAAGAGGCTCCACGGTTCGTCCGCTTCGACGCGGCGCATGAACAGATCCGGAACCCAGTTCGCGAGATGAAGGTTGTGGGTTCGGCTGCCCTCATCGCCCGTGTTGTTGCGCAGCTCCAGAAACTCCTCGATGTCGGCGTGCCACGTCTCCAGGTACACGCACGCTGCGCCCTTGCGCTTGCCGCCCTGGTTGACTGCTGCGACGCTTGCGTCGAGCGTCTTCAGCCACGGCACGATGCCGTTCGAGTGGCCGTTCGTGCTGGAGATCAGTGAGCCGCGTGACCGCACGCGGTGGTACGCCAGGCCGATGCCGCCGGAGAACTTCGACAACAACGCGACGTCGGAGTACCGCCCGTAGATGTTCTCCAGGTGATCTTTTGGCGAGTCGAGCAGGAAACAGCTCGACAGTTGCTCATGCGCTGTACCGGCGTTGAACAGCGTCGGCGAGCCCGGGAGATACTCCAGTGCGGAGAGGAGCGCGTACAGCTCCAACGCTTCGGAACATGTCGAGGTGAGCGCGCACGCGATGCGCAAGAAGAACTGCTGCGGCGTCTCGATCACCTGTCGCGACGTCGGATGACGAAGCAGGTAGCGATCGTAGAGTGTGCGCAGGCCGAAGTACTCGAAGTTGTCGTCGGCGAGCGGGTTGACCGCATCGTTGAGCTTGCGCGTGTGGTGTCCGACGAACGTTGCCAACCGTTCGTTGATGAAGCCGAGCTGCACGCCTGCGTCGATCGACTGGCTGAAGGCGTGGATCTTTTGGCTTTGTACTTCCTTGGCAATGTAGTTCGCCAGAATGCGTGCCGCAAGACGGCTGTACTGCGGCTCTTCGGCGGTGAGACCGGCCGCGGTCTGGATCGACAAGAGATCCAGCTCTCGTGTAGTGGCGCCGTCGTAGAGGCCGCTGATGGTTCGTGTGGCGACCTGGAGCGCGTCGACGTCCTTGAGACCTCCGCAGCACCGACTGATCGCACGCACGATCTTATTGATGTCGGCGATCTCCGATGAGCCGTCACGCTTGGTGACCCTCATCGTGGTGTGCGTCTTTAGATCGGGGTTGGTGAGAGTTGTTGCCCGTTGGCTGTACGACCGCGTAACAGACATGAATTCTCCCTGAGACGAAGAGGACTGCTAACAGCTCACTGTGGACGGCTCTCTTGAACGAAATGGTCCGCGGCGTGGGTCCGATCCCACGTTACGCTGGTGATAGCCCGCGGGTCGATCGCGCGCACGATCATCGGATGATCAACGTTGAGCGATCAACGATCAGTCGGTTAACGACCCGCGCGGGCGCCGTTCCCGCTGGGCGGGGACTGCGGACGACGCGGTGCGTTCGACGTCGGCTTGGTGGGCTGCGCCGGGGGCGGCTGCGCCGGGGGCGGAGCTGCCGCTTGCGCCTGGCCGACATCGGCGCCGACCGGACGCTCACGCACCCACGACGTGAAGTCGCGCTCGACCTCGTTGCCCATCTTGTCGATGGTCTTGCCGGCGCGCTTCTCGACGTCCGCCGTGAAGCTCAGGCCGACGAGCTGGTCGGTGTCGAACCCACCGTTGTCGTCGATCACCGCGTTGGAAGCGGTCAGGAACGACAGCATACGACCGCGCGCGAAGTCGCTGTCGTTGACGAGGTACGAGTTGACCATCGTACGCCCCATCATCGGGTTGCCCTCGGGACCGACGACCTGACCGGTGACCTTGAGGGTGTTGTTGCCCGCGTTCGACGTTCCGGTCGCAACCTTCGTGATCTCGAAGTCGTACGTGCCGGGATCGACGGACTGGAACCCGCCGTCGTTCGGACGGAGGTTCGGGTCCTTCAGGTTCATGCTGCTGATGATCTTGACGTGATCCATGTGACTCTCTCCCTGGTTTGCTTGGTTGTCTCGCTACCTGGACGACGGTCGTCCAGACTGTGCCGCTGTCTGAGGACGCACCGGCGCCTTGCCTCTGTTGTTGGGCGTTGGCGTCGGATCTGGTGTAGCAGTCGCCGGAGCGACTACTGAAGGCTCTGGGGTCGCTGCAGCGACTGGTTGTGCAGTCTCGCTTGGAAGCGACACTGGAGTCTCCGGTGGAAGATCGAAAAGATCTTCGACGCGTTCGAGCGGATCGAGGATCCCGAGCGCTTCTGCGAGAGTGCGGTAGGTGCACTCGGGGATGAAGACGTCCTTGTTGTCGGCGCCCTCGGTGATGTAACCGAGCGGATCGGGAAGACGACCTTCGTCGCGACCGCCTGCTGCGTAGCTGCCGAACTTGCGCGTTCGGACTTCCCACTGTAACGGCCCGTTGCCGCTCTGAAAGTGACGGTGGTAGAGCAGGTAGTCGCAACCTGCCGAGAACTTCTGCGCGTTCTGTCCTGACAGCATCGGACCGCCGACGGGCTGTTCTTCGCCAGGATCCTTGGCGAGGCAGAGCCAGACGACGTTGCATCCGAGAAGGTGAATCTCTTCGCGCAACGTCTTCAGGTGCGCGGCGAGCTTCTGGTAGAGACGGCGCGGGTCGCGTTCGCCGCCAGCAGACTCGAAGAAGTTGAAGACGAGATCCGAGTAGAACGTCAGCGAGTCGATGACGATCGTGCGCACTTCACCGCGTTTGATCAGCGGCTCGGCGTCCTTCACCGCCTTGGTCATGTCGATCATCTTCTCGATCGCCCAGACCTTCGGATCGCGCCCTTCTTCGAAGAGGATGCTCTTGTCCATGTTCTGCAGCGTCGTCCAGCCGGACTCGGTGGCGTCCGAGAGGAACAGCGGTCTCGGCCAGCTGCCGGCGAAGCGTGTCTTGCCGCTTCGCGACGCGCCGTAGGAGAGCGCGGTGATGCGCTGATGCTTTCCCGGTTTCGATACGTCGATTACACGCATGGCTCTCCCTTAGCTCTCTGTGGTTGCGTTGTCAGACGAAGGTTGCAGGTGTCGGTCTGCACACCGTTACTCGTTGGTTGAGGTCTCCGCCGAAGAAACGCCGTTTGCCGTATCGCTCGACGGCGTCGTGAGATCAAGTCCCATCTGCGACTCAGTCGCTTCCGCGATCGGTGCATCGGCAGCCTTCGCCGCCTTGGCTGCGCGCACCGCCTTCTCAAGTCTGCGAAGCGGCGTGAGCTTTTCGTTCGTCGAGCAGTGTTGAAACAACGAACACATGCCGTAACGATGGACGCAGTTGTTGCGAGCCTTCGGCCAGGTGTTCGTTGCGCGACACATCTCTTGGTACGCCGCCCACACGCGTAGATCGTCGTCGTGGCCGCTGACGTGCCACGCTTGGGCCGGCACGATGATGCGTTGAAACTGGGGGATCTTCTGTTTGCCGACGATATTGACGATGGTGCCGCGCAGCTTGCCGTACTTCTTGTCGAGCTTGGCCTGTTTCCAGACCATGATCTGTCCCAAGATTTCGCCGTCGTTGTGCCAGCCTTCGAGAAGGTCTGCGGTGAATCGGGAGGCCGTGTTGTGGGTGATGATTCCGTTCGCGACGAAGTTGTGAACGCGCGGAACGGTGATGTCATACATCATCGCGCGACCGCTGACGACGACGTGGCTAACACGATCCCAGGTCAATTCGGCGTAGATGACGTTGTCGAATTCCTTGGATGGGCGATCGACGGCGTACTTCTTCAGCGTCTCGCGTTCGACGGCGCGATTCTTGAGCTGCTGTCGAAGGGCGCCAGGTTGATTCTCGACGGGTACGTGCAGTTTGACGTATGTCGACGGAACGTAGGCGTCGTCGCCCTGCTTGAGGCAACGAAGGACAGGGCGTACGTCGTACTTTACGAACCACACGTGCTTGTCATCGATGGCGCACAGGAAACGACGTTTGCCTTCGCGCGTGATGACTTTGGTGGTCCACACGTCGCGACGTTCGCCGTCGTACTCGACGGAAGACTCGGTGACCGAAGACGGAATGCCGCGTCGATGAAGAAGTGCTTGTACGCCCATGCACAGCTTCTCGCTACGTGAGACGTACGCGATTCGAACCTTGTCTTGTGACGGCTTGCCGTCGTTACGGTCCTCGCGGAAGAGGTCGACACATCCGTCGGTGTTCCACAGCGCGCCGAGAAGAATGTCGACTTGACGATCAGGACAACCGAACAGCTGGTCGGGGATGAACTTGGTGGCTGCCAAGCATTCAGAAAGGCCAAGTTCGTCGAGGAGTACCTGTGCCGGGTTGTCGGTCGCACGGGAGACAGATACCGTCGGAGCGCGTTCTTCGCTTCGAAAGAGCGTCGGCTTGGCGCCGATCGTGGCAGCGACGTCCTGGAAACGTTCAAGGATCGCCTCGTTGGTGTTTGTGAACTTGCCGTTCGTCATGCAGCCGTCGCCGAGCATGAGACCGACGAATTCAACTTGCGCGTCGGTGAACGGACTCGGGCCGTCGTAACCGCCGGTTGACGGCGCGATCGCAACCCAGTCTTCGTGCGTTAGCGCTGCAGCAGGAACCCAACCGCGTGCGGTCAGAAACGGGTGATTGTCAGAAGTGCGCAGCCGGCGACCGGATTCCAAAACGACTTCATAGACGTCCCGGACCGACGTTGGCTCGGGAACACCTGCGCGAGTCTTGACCATCCGTCGCGTGTTCTCGTCGTAGGCCAGGACGATCGGCTCTTGCTTGCGTGCTGCTAGCTCTGCAATGGACAGCAGCTCGCCGGTGCCGTAATCGAACAGCTTCTCGTCAGCGTGGAGGCACTTGTGTTCGATGATCCACGTGCCTTCACGGATGCCCGGCTGATCTTCGACGACGCGCGCGATCAAGTCGTACCGGCACGTATTGCCGCGATCACCCATTGCCCAGTCCTCGATCGCGATCGGGTCGAGGTAGTCGTTCGGGTAGTGATCGCGGTACGACTCGTAACACTTCCACCCGGCGAGGACGGCTTCCATGCGTGCGCCGCCTTCGATGAGCAGCTCACGACACATGTCAGGCGTGAGCTTGAGGTTCTCGTCCATCATCCACAAGTAGTGGAGCGCCATGAACGTGTGAAACGCTGAGCCGGTCTCCAGCGCCATCGCTGCTGGACCGCGCTCGCCGTCGATGTAGTTGACCTTGTAGAGATACGGACAGCGTTGGAACGTTGCGTACGACGACCAGCCGCGCCCGGATGCTCCGCCGAGGCGTTCCATCCCGAACTTCTTGAAAATCTCTTCGAGGACGTCGTCGAGACGACGAATGTCGTCGCGCGGCATGAGGCTGATGACGGTACCGTCGACGTTCATTTCGAAATCCTTGCTCGGGGGTACTTCGGCTCACCGTCGACCGCAACGACTTCGCTCGGAGCAATCCAACCACAACCATCGCACTCGAACTCTTCGTGCATGCGAAGCACGCCGTCGCCGTCGAGGTCTTTCTCGCGAAGGATCGTCTCGACGTCGTTGCCGCAAGCGCGATGGATTTCTTTCATTCGCCCTTCTCCCAGTCGTAGTCCCAAAGGGACCCGTGGTAGTCGCTGTCGCCGTCGTCGAGATCGGGATGGTCCATCATCAACGCCTTCGCGAGCGCGTCGAAGTCGTCGGGACCGTCAGTGATACGCGCGAAGGCCGCAGCGAGGACACCGATCGTCGACTCGGCCGCGGGCACACCCATGCGATACGCGACATCGCACTTGTCCTGCAGCGCTGCAAGGATCTTGCGGTCGATTTCGTGATCGATGATCACGTACGTGGCCGCCATCGGGCGTAGCGGTGAGAACGTACGCATCTCAGCCTGTGCCACCACCGACGGCGTGAAGTCCAACTCGGCGAACACACAGTGGCGGGCCGCGCTGAGATCGATGCCGACTTGACCGACGGACAACGTGATACAGAGAGGCGCAGGCTTCTCGTAGGTACGCCAACGATCGAAGATGTCCTCACGGATCGACATTGGCGTCTCGCCGCCGCCGGAGACGACGACGCCCGGGAAGCCGGCTTCCGAGAGCCTGTGCTCGATCTGAAGGGCGACGTCGCGGTGCCAGCTCCAGATCACGACCTTCTCACCGCTTTGCAGGATTCGCTTGGCGACGTCGACGGCTACGGGGATCTTGTGCTTGGCGAGGAGCCGTCGGAACCGCGCCATCGCACCGATGGCAGTGGTTCGCTTGTTGTGGTCGCGAACGCGTTCAGCGTCCTTCTCGATTTCGAATTGCTGCGTTTCCGAAACGACCACTGCCTCGACCGCGCGTTCGATCGCCGGCAGCTCGCCCGAGACGTCCTGCCACGTGCGGCGGATCATGATCTCGGAGAGGCGTTCTCGAAACTCGTCCTCATTGGAGGCGCCGTCGTACTCGTAGCCGTGCGTTCCGGGATGCGCGTCGCAGTAGCGTACGGCGTAGTCGAAGAACTTGCCGAACGCAGCAGGCGCCACGCACGACAGCGTCGTGAAGAGCCCCGACGGTCTATTCCAAATCGGCGTTCCCGTTGCTGCGATCACGCGTTCGGCAAGGTTAGACACGAACGTCACTGCTTCGGCGCGGCGCGAGACGCGTTGGGAGATGAGATGGATCTCATCGAGCACGAGCGTTCCGATACGGCGACCGTTCAGCTCCATCCAAGTTTCGAGAATGTCGTAGTTGCAGAAGATCAGCTTGGCGTCGGCGAGCTGCTTCGGATCGAACCGCTTGCCTTCGATCAGGTCGAAGCCGCGATCGCGTCTGGGTGCGACGGGCTTCTTGGGATTGGTCCGCTCGATCATTCGGCCGCTGAGGACGACGGGACGTACGTCAGGCCAGCGTCGACGCATCCAAGCAAGCCAAACTTCACGTGTCGCGAGCGGTGCGACGACGAGCATCGGTCCCAGTTCAGGATCGTGTGATGACGTCGCCGTCAGGGTCTTACCGACGCGCATCGCGTCGCCAAGGAGCGTACCGCGACGTGCACGGATGAAGTCGCGGCCGTCGTGTTGATAGGAGCGAAGGGTCCAGCCGTTCGGACTGGTGGTCGCGTCGAAGGCCGCTCGATCGCGGCAGCGATCACTTTCCGATCGCTGCCGCGATCGGAGGTCGGCCAAAAAAACAGCGGCCTCCGGGTGCGTCTTGGCGAGAAGCGGCAGATGGGAACGGTGCGCTAGCGGGCCGATGCGCGCGTCGTAGCCGACGGACGGAGCGATCGCGATCTCCGGGGTCCATGCCGCCGGGATCGCGTACCAGTCCTGTCGTTTTGGGTGCGGTCGGATGACGACGGGGCTCGCCGTCGCCGCGACCGCGGCCGATGCTCTCATTTTTCAGACCCCTAGCTCTGCGAACAAGCTCTGACCTTGGCACGCTATGTGTGGATGGCCGGTCTGTCAAGTCGGTTGCGCGTGAACGCACAGCGAATGTCGCATCGCCTACGTTGGCGGGATCTGCTTCCCTCGATCCACAGCTTGTGGATAGACTGTGAAGTTGGATCGCGATCGTCGCGATCTGACGAGATTCTCGACGAGAGATCTCGATGACGCTCGTACGAAAACTTGACGGGCACCGTCGCGGCATGTAGTGATGCGCGAACACGCTTGCGCGTGCGTGGTGGACACATGAGACACGTGAGTCGCACGAAGAACATCGACAACCTCATGACCGCCGAGCAGGTCGCCGCGTTCTTGGGCGTGTCGGTTGCCACGGTGTGGCGCTTGACAAGTTCAAAGAAGCTCACGGGGACCCGCGTGCTCGGTCGAACCGTTTTTGATCGCGCCAAGGTTGAAGCGGTTCACAGACAGCGTCAACGAACGGCGACGGCGGCGGGTTGAGGATGCAACCAGGGGCGGTGTACATCATTCTTCTGGGCGAAGTCGTACGCCCATAGACGAGGCGCATGTCGAACAACGTCATCCCCTTCCCCGGAACGACTGTGCCCGCGGCACCGCAGGCGCCTAGCAGTCCCATCAGCGATCCGGATCCGGAAGCGTGGGTTGAGCAACGGATCTGGACCATCCGTTACGACAAGACGTTCAACCTCGATCAGAAGGCGCGCATTATCTACAACTTCATCTGGAGCTACGAAAGCTCCAGGACACGCGCAGGGTGCGCCTGGCTTTCCGTCGACGGTCGCCCGTATCTCTGGGTCTACGATCCACGCCGTCCGCGGCTCCTGGAGATCGACAACAAGAATCTCGAATTCACGAGCTACTTCTTCTTGCGCTACGGGCTTACGCACTCCGAGCCGCTCACGCGCCACCTGATCGACATGCTCCGCAACGGCGCTGCCGGTAGCGGCCATCCGCGCACCGAACGACGGTTCTCATACTGGGATCGGTGGACCAAGACCCTCTACATCTCGTCGTACGACGGCTACTGTTGGGAGATCACGGGCGCACCGATCGATCCAAAAAACCCCGGCGATCAACGCGGCGTGACGTCGCAGCCCAACGGCGCCGGTCGAACGCTATTTATCGACGACGATCGTGGCATGACACCCGCGGATCCGCTCCTCGGCAGCGACAACCGTGCACTGTTTCGACACCTGATCGAGGACTTGCAGTACGCACCGACGCGCGAGCAGTCGGGCATGTCACCGGAGATCCAGAAGACGTGCCTCGGGATCTGGATCTTCGCGATCGCGTTCCCAGACCTGCTTCCGACCAAGCCGATCCTCCTCATCGAGGGCGATCCAGGATCCGGCAAGACGATGGCCATGCAGCGCATTGCGCTCGCACTCCACGGCGAGAACATGCCGATCCAGGTTCCCAAGCAGGAGGACAAGGACTTCGGCGTGAAGATTCTACGTCGACCGATCGCCATCCTCGACGACATCAACGAACCGGTGACGTGGCTGCGCGACATGCTCTGCACCTACGCGACCGGCGGCGGCTGGAGCAAGCGCAAGCACTACACCAACGACGCCGAGCACGTGATCAAGCCGGAGAGCTTCCTCGCGATCACGACGAACAACCCATCGACGTTCCGCCAGGCGCAGTTGGCTGACCGTTGTCTCATCCTTCGCCTCGAACGTCGCGAGGACAAGAACGGTTACCTCGGCGCCGAAGCACTGTTCGAGCAGATCCGCGCCGATCGTGACGAGATCTTCGGCGACTGGCTCACGTGGCTCAACGAGATCGTCGCTGAGCTGCGCAAGAACCGGAAACCGCGTCCGACGAAGTCGCGCATGGCTGACTTCGCGCACCTTGCACACGTGATCGGTCGCGTGCTCTCTCGTCCAGGCGGACCGAAAGGCAACTGGTCGCCTGAAGCGATCGACACGATGCTTACGTGCATGCAGTCCGAGCGCAACGCGCTCGTGATCGAGGGTGATCCGCTGACCGAGATCATCGACCGTTGGCTCGAAGTCGCTTCGAACCAGGGTCGTGAGGTTCGCGTTTCAGATTTGCATCGCGAGCTGGCGAATATCGCGCGCGCATCTGGTAGTACGACGTTCTTCAAGTCACCCAAGGCGCTCGCTACACGCCTCAAGGAGGCGGACGCCGCGCTCAAGGAACACTTCGAGATCTCGCGACGTGTCGCCCACGGCGGCGTCACGATGTACACGTTCCGACGTACGTAAGACACTCTCAAGCTAGGGGATCACGTCCATGAGTCAATTGACAGCGTGCCAGCCGGGTTGGTTGGCGATTTTCGAAAACGCCCACGGAGACGGCTTCTCGACGGAGCCCATCGCGTGTTGGTTGTTGTCCAACGACGACGAGGACGTGCGACCGATCTGTGCGCTCGGTGGTGACATGACCGACGCCTCGCAGGCCAAGAACTTCATCGGTGTTGCCGGTCCGGGAACAGCGGCCAAAGCGGTGTATGAGGCAATGCGCGCGCTGCCGGTCAAGAAGGCAACGTAGTCATGCAACGAAACTTGGTAGAAGGTGACGAAATCAAGACCGCCGCGGGGACCGGGAAAATCCGTCGCATCGGTCCGATTCAACGTAGCGACAGCAGCAAGTACGCGTGGGCGATGCTCACGTTGGATCTTGCCGGGCAGACCGCCTACTGCGTTGCGCGCGAGGACGAGCTGCTGCGCAGCGACTGATCCATGGCGCTGGTCGAAACTACAGTCGTCAACGTCTACACGACGCCGTTCGATGTGAAGATCGATCGGACGACGCCGTTCGGCAACCCATTCATCTTGGGCAAGGACGGCGATCGCACGACGGTGCTCGCGAAGTTCAAGACGTACTTCCTAAAGCGCGTCGAAGAAGAGCCGTTTTTTCGTCGACAGGTGTTGGCGCTTCGTGGAAAAAAGTTAGGGTGTGTCTGTGCTCCAAAAATCTGTCACGGGATGGTGATCGCCGAGTGGTTGGAGGCGAACGCAGCATGAACGCACAACAGAAAGCGCTCGTCAGCCGCGAGCTGGCGAAGGCGTCGACGGCGCTACACAACGCCCACATGTTGGCCGTGCACGGCGGTGATATGGATCTGGCCGCCGCACTCATGAAGGACAAGATCTCGGTCGCGACGCAGATCACCGCGCTGAGCGGCGGTCCTGTGCGCGTCACCGGAGCTGAGCTACTGAAGCACCCGCCGAAGTAACGCAATAGTCGCCCACTAGGGAACGCGCAAGCGTGTGGGCAAGGGAGAGCTGATGAGCCGTAGGAAGCCAGAAGGACCGACGCACTTGCTTTGCGTCGTTGCTACAGCGAGCGCCGACGATGTCGGACCGGCGATCGCACACCAACGCGCACAGCTACAGGGCAAGACAGCTGCATGGGTCCCTGATGTTCCGACGCTGTGGAATCCCAACACGGTGGAGACAGTTCGCGACGGTAGTGGTCGCCCGGTGATGATCATCCCGATCGAGAAGCTCGATCCGCGCGTGAAGTTCGTCGCCGTCTACATCGACGACTACGACGCGAGCATGAGCACGACACTTGGGGAGCTGCAGTGACCGCCGCGACGCAGAAGACCGGCCGCGTCACCAAGCTGACGCACGTCAAAGGCGCGATGGAGTACCGCTTCGTGCCCAAGGGCTGGACCACGCCTCCCGGATTCGAAAATCTGTGTTGGTTCGAATTCGATCCTGTCGAGCACGCCGACGAGTACGCGAAGTGGAAGGCGGACATCGGTCACGCCCGTGGTGCGCGCCTCAAGAAGTTCACCGGCTCCAACGTCGAGTGGGACTTCACAGCGAGCTGGTACCACGACGGCAAGATCGTCTACCGAGTCCGCGTTGACCATGATCCTGTCGAGCGTCCTGTGCTCGTCGTTATCGGAGGCTTCTCGTGAACAAGCACACCACGTTTCGGAAGCTCTTGAAGGAACGACTCGCCATTGGGCAGGCGCTACAGACGGAGCTGGACAAGCTCGTGCCACCAACTCCAACGGGCTACCTCCGCGCCAATGAACACTGGAAGGTCGTCTACGTCGCGCCGGGTGAGGGTCCCGTGGAGTTGGAGATCGCCATCGAGCCCCCTGACGGCGCTTACGAGTGGCGTTCGCCGCGAGCGCAGCAACTCAACACACTTCAAGCGCTACTCGGCTGCGACGACATCTACGTCAAGGCGATCGGCGGACCTCACTACATCGCGTACTACAACAAGACCTAACTGAAGGACCACGCCATGAAAGAGCCGTTTCTCAAGATCGTCGACCACCTGAACCCCGAAGACGTCGCCATGTTGCAAGCGCTCTACTCGCGTTCGGCAGACAGCGTCGAAGAGCATCTGAAGCGCGTCAAGGAGGTCGGCTCCGGCAAGTTCATGAAGCAGTACTACGTCGGCTTCAACCACAAGTCGATTGCCGACTGCGGCTCGACGACGATGTTCACCGAAGGCGTAAGCCTTCTCGCGGCGAAGGCGATCCAGGATTGGCCGCTGTACTCGGGCCAAGAGACGAGCACGCGCTACATCAACATGAGCCAGCAGCCGATCATCGACCCGATCGGGTCAGCCGAGTCGCTAGCGATCCTCGAAGCGTGGATGGCCTTCTACGTGAAGCATCAGGATCGTGTCGCCGAGATCATCGCCCTTCGATATCCGAAGGGCGAAGCTGAGAAGCAAGAGACTTACGATCGTGCGGTGAAGGCGCGCGTGTTCGATGTTCTCCGTGGCTTCCTGCCAGCTGGAATCACAACGCAGCTGTCGTGGCACTCAAACTTGCGACAAGCCGACGACCACCTATCATGGATGCTGCATCATCCGATGCCAGAGGTTGTGCGGGTCGCGCTGCAGCTGCGCAGATTGCTCCACGAGCGCTATCCGTCGAGCGGGTTCAACCATTTTGGTGGGGCTGGCGTCAGCGGCGTCGCCAACAAGGACGAAGGACTCCGCGATGTACGTCAGGAGTGGATGTGGCGTGTAGCCACGGAGTGGACGTATTCGGCGCGGTGGGCACCGACGCACGCGGAGAGTGTCGACGTGTTATCGACGGGCTTTCGTGGTCTCGACTACGACGCGGACGCGCGGATGGAGCCCTACAAGGAGATGCTCGCGACGAGGCCGGAAGGCTGCGTGCTGCCGCACTTCCTGACGTCACTCGGGCAGTTCAACCTACGACACTTGATCGATTTCGGTTCGTTCCGCGACGCACAACGACACCGAAACGGCGTCGTTCAGATGCCGCTCCTCGACACGAGCTTCGGCTTCGAGCGGTGGTACCTGGAGCAGCTTGGTGACCCAAACAACGGGGATGTCGGCGGCCTTCGCGACGAAGCCGTCGAGCTGATCCACAAGCAACAGGAACGAATCCGTACACTGTCGACGGATCCTGTGAAGCGCCAGTACTATGTCGCGCTCGGCTTCCGTGTGCCGTGCCAGATGACGATGGCGCTTCCCGCGCTGCTCTACTACCTGGAGCTGCGCTCGAAGAAGACCGTCCATCCGACGCTGCGGCATCAGGTTCATAACGTGGTCAGGAAGTTCCAGCAGGTCTACCCGCCGGAGCAGATCGCGTTGCATGTGGACATGGACCCGAGCGACTGGGATGTCCGTCGCGGCAACCAGACGATCACGAAGCGTTGAGCTGTGGCAAACGAACTTGTCAACGCCGCCATCGAATACGCCAACCTGATCTATGGACTGATCGACCCACGAACGCAGATGGTCTTTTACATCGGAAAAACTGAACGCGGGCTTTCGCGCACAAAGCAGCATCGTCATGAGAAAAAGAATAAGGCGCTACGCGCCGTAATCGCTGCCTTGCAGAAAGCCGGGCTGACTTACGAGGTTATCGTACTTGATCGAACCGACGAGCCTCGAACGCCGCGCGTCGTGTGTTGGTGGAACCGAGATCGCGCCCCAACGCACCTCGCCGATCTGGAGAGGTGGTGGATTGCAATGGGTCGCGCAATGGAATGGCCGTTGACGAATCAAACTGACGGCGGTGAAGGCGCGCCAAACCGATTCGACGTAGGACAACGTTCGATCATCGCCAAGAAGGCCAAAGCGGCGATGTCACCGAAACAACGGAGTGCGGCTGTGGTCAAAGCCAACGCAACACGCGGTCCTGAACAGCGAAAAGCGATTGCACAAAGAGCAGCGGCGACACGTGTTGCATCGGGCGTCCAAGCAATGCTGAACGCGGCCACGTCACAACGCAACAGGACACGAACGTCAGAACAGAATTCAGAGAACTCGCGACGTTCATGGTCAGAAGAACGCCGCGCACATCGTAGCGCGCAAATGACGGCTTACATGGCGAAGTTCACACCCGAAGAACGTCGCGAGCGCGCCCGCCGCAGCAACGCCTTACGAACGCATGAAGAACGTAGCGCTGCTGTACGGAGGGTGCATGCGGCACGTACGCCTGAACAGCGGAGCGAGATCGTGCGAAAAGGGCATTTAGCTCGTCGGAGGTCTTCCACCAATGTCGAATGACCTCTTGGAAGCAGCACTTACGTATGCCAGTAGGGGATGGCGCGTGATCGCGTTGCATTTTTTAAATCAGTACAACGGAGTGACGGGCTGTTCATGTCGTAAGAAGACTGAGTGTACGGCAATAGGCAAACATCCGATCTTCCCAAAGTGGCGCGAGATCGCGACGACGGATACAGATAGATTGCATGTCTGGTGGCGACATAAACCGAGAGGGAATGTTGGCCTCTTGATGGGTGGCGCAGCGAGTCTCGTGTGCGTCGACATCGACGGCGACGAGGGCCGTGCGTCGTTGAAGAAGCTCGAAGCTGAGAACAGCAAGCTCCCGAAGACGCGCTCGCAGACGACGGGACGCGCGGGCGGCGGCGAGCACTTTCTCTTCCACGTCGATCCGTTCTACGTCGACTGGATTCGGAACCGCGCGAAGGTAGCGCCCGGCCTCGATTTCAGATCCGAGGGCGGCCTCATCGTCGCGGCGCCGTCGCTGCACCTATCCGGCAACCGCTACCAGTGGCGTGATCCGAACTATCCCATCGCCGAGTTGCCGGAGTGGATGTTCAAGCTGGCGCTCTCGAAGCGCGAGGTCTCGCACGAGGTCTTGTCGAGCGGTGAGCGCCCCAAAGAGGAAGATCTCGCGCGAGTCGGTTGGCCGCTCGAACGGCGCATGGCCGCTGCGCGCGTCGAGCTGGCGAAGGCTGAACCGGCGATCCAAGGTCAGAACGGATCGGCCGCGTGCTATCGCGCAGCGATTCTCGTGACGCGTGGATTCTGTATCCCCGTCGAGGGTCACAACCACGTCCACGACCTCATGTGGGAGGTCTACAACCCGCTGTGCGTACCGTCCTGGCCTGAGGACGAGCTGACGCACAAGATCCACGACGCCGAGAAGGTCTCCTACGCGCCGTGGGGCTTCCGTCTGAACTTCGCGATCATGACGGAGCAGTATTCGAAGCCGCACAAGACCAAGCTGGTCGCGCCGATCGGTACAACGTCGCCGACAGGAGCCAGTGATGTACACGCGCGGCTGGCCGCGCACGCGTCGTTGGTGCGTCCACAGCCGAGTGCGCGGCCGGTGAGGCCGCCGACGCGGGCCGAATTGCTTGCGCGGCCTGATCGTCGAGATCCGGAGATCGCCTCACAACCAGTTCCGAAACCGTCTGTCGACGAAGACGACGAAGGAGTCGCCGAATGCGTTTGATCTACTTGGCACATCCTCTCGGCGCACCGACCCCCGAAGGTGTCGAAGCCAACAAGGCACGCGCCCGTCGCTGGATCCGATGGATCTACGATCACCTCAATGTCGGACGTGTTCGAGTTGCCGTCGTCGCTGATTGGCTGATCACGTGCGACGTCCTCGACGACTTCAACCCTGATCATCGTTCGCAGGGTATGACGATGAACAAGGCGATCATCCCCGTGTGTCACGAGTTTTGGATGGTGGGTGGTCGCGTCTCGTCGGGCATGGAAGAGGAGTGGAAGCTCGTCCGCAACCTCATCGCGAGTCGAATGAGTCCGATGAAGCGCTACTTCGACCTGACGTGGCTCGGCGACGAGCCGCCAGCTGTCATGCCTGATGAGGTCAAGGCACTCGTCGCATGACGCTCGATCCCAACATCCGGCGTGAGGCGTGGGGCGTCTTGAAGATGTACTCGACGCCGCAGCAAGAGCTGATCAAGAAGAACCTGTACGGCCCCCGCGAAGCGCGTCTGGCAGGTGCCATCGTTGCCAACAGCATGGTTGCAGTGGTCCATCAGCAACCGACGGAAACAGATGCGTTACGCGAGCTACAGGAAAGCGCCTGGGAGACCGTCTCGGCGCTGGTGGAGCTGTTGAAGCAGGCTGCGCAGATCATCGAGGACAACGTCGCCGGTGATCACGTGGCGTTGCTGAATGAGATCGATCGTGAAGTGTCGTCGGCCGAGGAGAACTTCGACTACGCGGAAGCTGACGCTGCGACGGAGGAAGGCACGTCGTCGTTCAAGGTCATCGTGTTCCCGCCATTGATCGACGCGCCGGATCAAGCGATCACGGCGTTCGTGGAGAAGATACGGGTGCGGGCGATCCCAGTGTGGGTGGCCGACGAAAATGACCAGACCAAGCGCCTGAAGGCGATGACCATCCGCGAGATCTACAACATCGGCCGTGTTGCGGCCGTCGTCATCACGAATGTTGATGGCATGGTGCTCGATGGCTGGTACAACGGTCTGCCCTGGGTAGAAGAAGTCACGAGCAAGTTGGCAGCGCTACAGGAGCGGTTTCGATGAAGCAGAAGACCAAGAAGCGCGTGCGTGACCCACTCGCGAAAGCCAAGAAGGCCGTGCCGCCCATATCGCTGGCGAGGGCCAAGGCAACAGTGCGTCGTCGACCGCCGCCGAAGAAGGTCACGTCGAGCGTATTCCACGTTCTCGACACCAAGGGCGAGGTCTTTGGTGAGTACGCGACGCGCGAAGATGCCTGGCACGACGCCGTCGGCCCGCGGTTCTGCAAGGGCTTCTATATCGTCGAGTACGCGAAGCGCGGTGTGCGTCGGTACGACTATAACGCGGCGTCGCTGAAGGAGATGCGCGATGTCGGTAGATGAAAAGAAGAGAGATGGCGGCTTCCTGGACGTTCAGCTCGTCGAGAAACTGTTGTCTTCGTCGGTCGAGATGCCGGCTGATGACAAGGTCAAGATCCTGCGCGGGCTCGTGACGACAGGCCCGTACGCGTCGGTCAAGGAGATGGAGGCGTTGCCGCAAGGCGTGGCGACGTTCCTACGTGCGCTGCGCGATCTGTTGCCTGACGTCCTCGACGAGATCGATCGAGCTGTCGGACAAGAGAAGCAGACGGCGTCGGCGTTGGATGGTTTTGTCGGCGATCTCGAACGCATGCGCGACGCGAAGGTCCCTACGGAGATCTGCTGCCCACAGTGCAAGATGCTCCATGTTGACCAGGACGAGTGGGCGACGACGCGGCTGCACCGCAAGCATCTGTGTGTGAAGTGCGGACATGTCTGGGCGCCGTACGCGGTCACGACGGTCGGCGTTGACTTTCACATCGAATGTCGCGTTGAAATGGAGCAGCTACGTACTGATGCTATCTGGCTCCGGTCAGCGTGGGAAACAGAAATCGAGGCGAACAAGAAGCTAATCGCACGTCGTGATGAGCTACTCACGATGATCGCCAACCTTTCGCAAGCGGTTCCCCTCGACAGCGAAGTCGCGGGCGCGATCGATGCACAGCGCTCGCTCATCGCCGAGGTCGGTACGCTCAAAGCCCGCGTCGCCGAGCTGGAACGTGAGAAAGCCGAACGCGACAAGCCTCGCGAGTACGTCAACATGGCGACCGAGTACGACGGGACCGACTATGGCTAGAAAGACCACAACGAGAACAGCGGTGGCTACGCGTGTGCCGCATCGAGGCCACCCGAAGTGTCGTCCGGGCAAAACGGCGCACGGCACCAAAGCGCTCCAGCTGCGACCGAACGGTCGTTGGGGAAAGGATGATGGCGGTCCCGGGCTCGCGTTCATCGGTACGGCTGCTAGCGAGATCGATCCGCAGACGGCGACGGTGTGGGTCGCGAACTGCAGCTGCAAGATCTACTTGCAGTGCCCGCTTGCGAAAGCGCTCGCCTACGCAGGTGATCGTTACGAAGCCACAACAGTCGAACGTCGTCGACGGGCGCAGGGTCGAAAGATCCGTCGACCGCGAGCGGGACGGACGCTGTTGTAGTGCCAGCGTTCCTTCGGGGGTTCATCGTCTGCGACGGCTGTGGCACGACCGCAACCGTGACGGCGAAGGTGTCTGCACGTGACCACACGGACCTGTGGTGGGATCTGCCGACGGGCTGGCAGCTGTTCGGGCGCGGACACAACGGGGTCATCGTGTACTGCTCGCGCGCATGCAACACGAACGGCGCGTCGATGGGGTATCCAGATCAGCAAGGTCGCGGCAATCTCGATCCGGCGACGTTCGACGTACGCACGCTCGACAAGCTCTACGAGCTGATCGAGATCGGCGCGAAGAAATCGACGGGTGCCGACAACGTCCTCGCTGCGATCGAGGCCGTCTTGATCGCGTGGCGACAACGCCCAAAGGGGGCATCATGAGCAACAAAGGTCTCCTCAGATTTTGCTGGCAGGAACAGAACGGTGAAATCACCAACTGGTGGTCGGACGACCTGGCGAAGCAGAAGCATCGGTTCGTGCACACCGAGTGGGGAAAGTTCGCGGTCGCCGTCGACGTCAAGCTCGGCGAGGTGCAGCTTCAGATCGCCAACCCACCATCGCGGCGTATCGTACGTGTTGTCGACCTCCCTCGCGTCGACGGGAACGACTTTCAAATGGCGTTCGAAGCTGTCGCCATGACGGGTACGCACGCGGCGTTCGCGGTCGAGTTGTTCTTGCGAGCCATCGATCGCGACGATCTTGCAAGTTGCCTCACGCCGGACGGGCGACCTGAAGGCTATGACCCTGGAGGACGACTGCCGTGATTCTCGGCGTTACGGGACATCGACCCGATAAGATCGGCGGCTACGACGACGACGCCAACCCGCTACGCAGCTGGGTTCGTGGACAGATTCGTCGACACCTACAAACGTTTCGGCCGCTGTACGGCATCAGCGGGATGGCGCTCGGAACGGATCAAGATTTCGCCGCTGCCTGCGTCGAGCTGGGCATTCCGTTCATCGCCGCCGTGCCGTTCAAAGGTCAGGAGCTGGCGTGGCGATCGCATCCGACGTCGCGCAAGAGGTATCGCGAGCTGATTGCGAAGGCTTACGAGGTCGTGATCGTGAGTGAAGGTGGTTACGAGAATTTCAAAATGCAGGTGAGGAACGAGTGGGTCGTGGATCATTGCAACGCGATGTTGTGCGTGTTCGACGGTTCACCCGGCGGAACGGCAAACACCGTCAACTACGCTGACCGCGTTCGCCGTGACAAGATCCGTATCAACCCTCGGGACTTTCAGGCGGCCGTGTGAGGGTCGCGCGATCGAACCAAACGCAGACGTACGAACCAACGTCAGTGACCTTGGCATTCGAAGGCTGGAGCTACGACACATGACGACGTTCTTAATCGGCCTTGCTGCGTTCTCGTCGGTGTTCTTGGGCACTTTTTACGATGTTGCGATCAACTTTGATCGTGACGTGGATAGAAATCAGACCATCAACGTCACACATGGACGACATGCAGGTGTATAAATGAGTCGCGAAGACGACGACAAAGGCGAAATCGAAATCGGTGCCGTGTTCCCGGGCGGGACGCTCGAAGAAGCGCAAGCCTTCGTGCAGCTCCACCTGGCGAACGGCGCCAAGTGTCCTGCCTGTGGACAATTCGCCAAGCTCTATCGCAGAAAATTGAATGCCACGATGGCCTACGCGCTCGTGCTGATCCACCAGTTCTTCAAGAAGAACCCGCAACACGCCTGGATCCACGTCGCGTCGTTCTTGGTCAACACGCGTCGCGATAGCTCGGTGGCAGGTGGTGATGTTGTCAAGCTCCGACACTGGGGCTTGATCGAGCGCGTCGACGGCGAGCGCGGCGATGGCAGTGACCGTGTCGGTCGGTACACGATCACGGAGCTGGGACGACGGTTCGTCGAGGGGGCGATCGCCGTTCCGCGCTACGCATATCTGTTCAATCAGATGCTCATGCGGTTGAGTGAAGAGAAGACGACGATCCAGGAGGCGTTAGGCGATCGATTCTCGTACGAAGAGCTACTGCAAGGAGCCTGAAGATGAACTGCACCTGCGATCAGCGCGGCGACTTCTGCCCCGAGCATCCCACCTGCGCGTGCGGTTGCGAGCGGCACGCGCACCGCGGCAACGCCGAGTGCATCGCCGGCTCGATGAACTGCCACGGTTGTAACGCCTACCGCCCGGCGCGGCTCAAACGCTTCCACGAGCTGTACGACCACGACCTTGAAGACATCACGTTGGATGCCCTCAAGCTCGCCTACAGAGACCTGCGCGCGCACCACATCGAAGAAACCACGGCGTTGTGGCATAGGATCACCAATCCGAAGTGAAGACCTACGAGACCAAGCCGTCTGAGCCGCCGACAACATGTCCCGTCCCGCGATGTGGCTACAAGCGCGTCTGGAAGTATTTCAAGTACGACCGCGTACGCGGTGGTCGTAAGCCGCCGCGTGACGGTTGGCGGGCGCACTGTGCAGCCTGTGCGGTGCTCACCGAGCTACGCCATCATAAACGCCGCGCCGAAGTACTCCAAGAACGCTGGTCGGCGATGGTAGAACCGCCGAAGCCTGTGCCGCGTCGATAGTTCTCGTTCTGACGAAAAGCCTCGACGACGGTGAAGACCGACGACGGTGAGGACTTGCGGAATTAGTCTTGCTTTGGTGCTTGCTTTAGTGAGTGCCTTTGTGCTGTGCTATAGCTCTCGACTTCTAGGGGAACCATGGGCACCAAAATCACGGCACTTGCCAAGGCGAAAAAGATCGGCATGTACGAAGACGCCAAGAGGGCGATCTTCGTCAACGTCACCGAAATCGACATCGAGCGCGCGACATGCTTCGCGCCCGACCAGTGCGCAATGGCCAAGGCTGCTTGCCGCGCAATTCCGAATGCGTTGAGGGCCTTCTTCCATGCTTATCCGGTTAACACCCCAAACGTGATTTAGACACATGAGTACCGTACTGACACATCAAGTCACGATCTGGATGGCAGGCGACAAGTTGTGCTGAACCTCGCGAACTGGCGTAAGTACCAGCACCTGTTTGTCCCTCCGTCCGATCGCCCGTGCATCGCTGGAGTCAGCGGTGGTTCGACGAGTGGTGTGATGGCCGCGCTGCTCTCGGCTGCCGTGCTCATGTCGTTCCAGAACACGGGCAAAGAGCACGCGCTGACTTACGAATTCCTGGAGGCGCTCGCAGATGCTATCGGTCGCGAGATTGTCTGGTTGGAGTACCGCCCGCCCGCCTCGCGCGGGGCCCCGCCTGCGGCGGCACGTTTTGCAGTCGTAACACCGCGAACCGCTGATCGTAGCGGCGGACCGTTCGAGATGATGATGATGGACGCGATCAACGCATATCGCGCAGCCATCGGTAAGGGGCCGATCGCGCCGTGGTGGCGCTCGCGCATCTGCACGACGTACATGAAGACGCGACTCGCGCGCCGCTACGTGGAGTCGCTTGGGTGGAACGGCCACGATGAACTAGTGGGGCTTCGTGCCGACGAGCCCGATCGTGTGGCCAAACTCCGCGTGGGCGTCCCCAAGCGAATCGGTCGCCATGCGCCGCTTAGCGTCGCTGGTTTCACGGCCAACGATGTAGCTGCGTTCTGGGGTGAGCAGTCGTTCAGGCTCAACCTGCCGCCTCACCTCGGCAACTGCACTGGATGCTTTCTAAAGGACCAGGCCGACCAAAGCCGCGCGCTCGACCAGAATGGCGACGTCGATTACTGGGCGGGTATGCAGGAGCGGCATCCGGGATTCGGCGGCAAGAATCACCCCGGCTATCGTCGGCTCGCAGCCGAGGCGCCATCGCGTTACGCGATTGAGGCGGCACTGTTGGCCGGGCGAACGCCCGATAACGAGAACGGTATGGAGTCTCGTCGGTTCAAGCTTGTTGTCATCCAGGAGCGCAAGCGGCTAGCCGGACAGGTGGCGCCGTTCTCGTGTGCGTGCGAGGGCTCCGACGCACTAGCGCAGATGGACGACGACGAAGAGAACGCATACATCGCATCACTACCAAGTGAGGACGCGGCATGAAGAGTGCCAATTCACAATCTAACAAGGACGGTCAGACCTGTTATGGGTGCCAACCGGATAAGCATGCCTTCTTCTACGAGAATGCTGTGTACATCGCATACTACGACACGAAGACAAAGAAGAAGAGGACCTTGCGCTTCATTCCTTCACCGGAAGCGCGGAAGAACATTCATACCTTCGACACGACCGGGAAGTTCTCTCCAGGACGCTACCGGCTGGACGCACCCAAGGGTTCGGACACGCTGGCCAGCATTCGTGAGCGGAGTCGACGTCGTCCTGGTCGACATCCTCCGAGCAACAAGCCGGTGATCAAGCGCGCTGTCAAGGCTACCGTCAAAGGGCGTCTGCAGTACGCCTACGCCTACTAGCCGAGACCGTGAAGACCGACGACGAGATCAGTCACGCGATCGCGCGAGCACACAGCGACGAAGCCGTGTTCGCTGACTACCTGCGCGGCTTTGGTCTCGTCGTCGATACACTCTCCCGCGGTTTTCGAAAGTCGCTCGACGACATCGCGCAGTACGCCCACGACGTCGACCTGCAAGTCGCCGGCTACGCTTGCCAGTACAAGCATCGCGGCAACGCGCGGCTCGCGTACATCGTCAGGAACTACTGGGGGCCGTTCCTCGACGAGAAGCAGAAGGCCGATCGCACGCCGGTCGACTTCTACATCCTCGACTTCACCGACGCGACAGTGATCGCACCGTATGCACCGGATCTGTGGAAAGTCCAGACCAACGACGATCGATCGGACCGAGCACGCGCGAAACAGTTCTACATCGTGAACATCCGCGACTGCGTCCAGCTGCAAGCCTGGATCGACTGGCTCAGAAGCTGACGTCGAGTGATCTCGCCGCGGTTCGTTCGCATCATAGGCTTGACTTGTCAGGTACATCTGCGAAACGTTCAGTTCCAGTAGAGAACGGCTTGACTCGTCGAAGTCGTGCGTGAGAGGTTCAGTTCGAGTAGAGCGCGACAATTTAGGGAGCACATGAAGAGCACGAGGCTAGGGCCTCGGTCACTCACTGCCCGTAGGGTTCGGGACGTTGAGCGACCACTGGTCGAGGACATTCTTGCGACCGCAGATCGTGGAGCCGCTCTCGCCGTAGCGTTCGGTGCGCAGGAAACTCGCGCTGTCTGTCTTTGGTCGGATATCGGCAAGGCATCCGAGTCCTGGCAGATCCAGCAACGCGGGTCGAAGTACGGCCTACGTATTAACCATGTTGGATTAGGCGTTTGGCACACCTTACGCGTTCCCGGCATCCCGTCCATGCAACGATTGGCAATCGCTGTCGCGATCGCCGGTCACCATGGTGGTCTCCCAGACGCAAGTTACCTACCTGCACTGGCAGATGAGAGCGCACCGCTTCGAGAGGCGCTGATCGATCTTCCCGACGAGATCACTGCCCTTCCCGTAATGCGACAACGTCGGTTCGCAAACGCGACGCATTTGTTCATGTTCACGCAGATGATCGCGTCGGCACACATCGACGCCGACTGGCAAAACGCGGCGGAATGGGAGCGAGAAGTCTGTGGTGCGCCCATCACACGACCTTCGTATCCGAGCATCGAACAGCTCTACCGACAGTTGGAGAGCGTGTGCAGTGACACACGGCTCGATCGGAGCGATCTCCGTACTGCGTTCCGTTTGCACTATCTAAGTGCCGCTGAACGTGTTCCGGGGTTCTATTCGTTCTCAGCCCCTCTCGGTGCGTTCAACGTCGAAGCCTTGGCGCTGTACGGGCTGGCACACGCGCGACGCAACGCACGAGAAAGGGTCATCCTTGTCTGTTCGACGCAGATGATGTTCGAAGAGTGCACAGACAAGCTTCGTGCCTCTCTCGGAGACGCATTCGCAGAGCCCGCCGCGTTCGACGTCCAAAGTTGTGGGTTCAGTCCTCGTGTCGAGACCTGGGACGCTCCTGTCGTCGTTACCGCGCTTCGAGATTTCTTAGGGCTCCTCTTTGACAATCGTCCAGCGTCTCTGCGACGTTTCCATCACCTCGCACGCGCAGTGGTCGTTGTCGTCGACGCACAACAGATCCCGTTGCCCGTGCGCACGTTGACCCGCGAAGCGTTACAAGTACTCGTTGATCATTTCCACGCTTCGGTGTCGCTCGTGTCGGCGGTCCCCTACGGAGTCGCGGAGGACGATCGACCAGAGTTGTTGGGGCCAAAGGACGCCTTCAACACGGTCTACGGAGAGATTCAGACCACATGGCCCGATCATCACGAACCGTTACCCTCCGCCGTACAGATCGCACACGAGATCGCCGAGCACGCTGAGTGTTTGACGGTTCTCCAAGATGCATCCAGATTGCGTGAGGTAGCACAAGCGATGAGGGCGTACGTCCCCGACGTCCAGGTCACTGCCGTGTCGTCTCGGATGTGTGCTGAACATCGTCGTGCGGTGATACGTAACCTTCGTGGAGGGTGTATCATCGCCGACGAAATCGGGAGTGCTCTCGCGAGGACGTTCAATACGGTCCTGTGTGAGATGACCGAACTGCCGACCATGGCCGCTGCTGCCTGTCGTGCGTTTGGTGACGGTCAGCGGCGTGCAAACTTCAAAGTTCTTCTCTCGACGAGACGTACGGCTGGAGCTGTCGTCACGCACCTCATGTGGCGAGGTCGTTCAACACTGGCGTTTCAGGATCCCGCAACCTGGCGCGAGTACTTTCTGGACTTGCGCTCCGGGGTTCTACCAAACGATCGGCAGTGGGCCGACGCTCGTCAGGCGGACGTCGAGTGTCTTCGGTTCCGAACACTGGCCGCGGAAATGTTGCGTGTCGGCAAACGCTGCGCGGCACCTGTGAGCCTTGGGTTGGGAGAAGCCAGCCTAGTCCCGGTCGTCGTTCCTATGCCACTGCCGAGGGGTGGCTCCAGACCGGCGACCAAAGCCTTGATCGACAGGCTTCGTGCAGACGGTTCAAGTCAAGAAATTCTACGTCGACTCATGAGCTACGTCGTGTGGATCTCCGTCGACGAGCGCACACAACTTCTTCGCGACGGTCATGCTGTCTGGGTCAGCGAGGCCGTGGTCTATGTGATCAACGAGCTTCTGTACGATGAATTTGGGCTGAAGCCACTAGCCTAGGTGGCTGGTCTTCCGAGCAGGTTCGCAGGGAAAGTAGGCTAGGTACGCCTTAAAAATCAAGGACTTACGAGTTTACTCTCGACAGAACGGACGCCTCGCGCGTCGTAGACAACAACAGGGAGAGCACATGAAACGGAGCAGTGTACTTGCACTACGCGCAATGGGGCGGCGCGCGTGTTGGACGAACCATCTTTGTCGTGTCGAACGACAGACATACGACATTCCTACGCCGTCTGGCGCTGTAGGGGTGTTCGAAGCTGTCAATTGGCATCCCGGAATGCATTGGGAGCTGCACAAAATCTGGGTACTCAAGCCCATTCAGCACTTTTCACTGCGCACGAACGAGGTGAAGTGTTTCGCAGGCCGCCAGCCAATCAACATCGACAGCAATCGGACGCAGCGCAATACCGTCGGGCTCTACGACGTCGACTACATCTTCGAGGCCAGCTTCGTACTGGACGCGCGTGCGTCTCACGACGTCGCGACCAACGAAGACATCTTTCGTCGGCGCGTCAAGAACGGTGCCTGCTATCACACGCCGTATCTGGGGATGCACCCCTTTATCTGTGACGTGATGGCGCCGCCTGCCCAGTATACGCCGATTCGCCTGAGTCGGAGTTTTGGGCGAATGTTGTACGGGTTCGACTACACGAATAAGAAGCCGACGCCGCTCTACTTCGAAGCCTCGATGGAGAACGGTGTCGTGCAGATCCCTTCGCGTGAATACGTTCTTCAGAACCAAGGGATCAACCATGTTCCGTGAGTTGTACGAATTCGCCCAGCGCAACCGATTAGCAGACCCCGGCTTTCAGAATCGATTCGTCCATTACGAGATCGTCCTCGACGAGAACGGTCGATTGATCTCAGGACATCGGATCGACGCAGAAATGCGCGCCCCCATGATGCCGAACAGGGCTGGTACCATCGTCCGTCCACAAGCTTGCATCGAATCGGTGCAGTACATCCTTGGGCACGTCCTCGCAAAGCCGGGGGAGGACCCGCACAAGAAGCAAGAGCGTGCAGTGATTCTCTTCCGGGGACACTACGCGCACGTACACCGTATGGCGGAGGAAACCGGCGATCCCTACGCTCGGGCGTTGGCCAACTTCGTACGAGACGTCGACAATGGTGTCTATGGTCCGCCTCAACAGGCCGCCGAACGCTGTTTGGGATGGACATCTGTCGACGAACCGCTTACCGGCAGTGAGTGGTGTGTCTTCGCCGTCAAGGAACCGGATCAGCCGAAGTACTACATCCACGATCGGCCGGCGGTCTCACAGTGGCTTCGCGCGAACCGGCCCACTGCCGACAGCGACGTTGTTATCACATGCGCTGTGACAGGTCGCCAAGACAAACTCTGTATGACGTGGAACAAGGTCAAAGGCATTCCTGGTACGCAAGGGTCAACTCTCGTTTCGTACAACCATGCCCCGTGGACTTCCTACGGCTTCGACCAAGGGGAAAACTCCCATACGGGACGGGACACTGCAGAGGCCATTGTCGAAGGGCTCAACTATCTTCTTCGACCGGTGGAAGTCCCTTACACGCGGCGGAACTCGAAGACCGAGGAGATCGAGACGCGTGTGCGGATCAAACCGTACGGCGGCGTCTACCCCTTTAGCTTCGGTGCGCCGCAAAAAGGAGCCACAGTATTCGTTTGTTGGACGGCGGAGAAGGACGTCGAGCTGACGGTTCGTGGCGGTCTCACAGCTCTGTTCTCTGGCGGCGGCGAGGTCGAGACGTTACTCGATATCGAACACGCGAGTGAGTCGGCCGTCGAAAAGCTACTTCGGACCGAGACGAACGATCCGCAGATCATCCACGATCTGCTCGCAGTGCATCGCACAGGTCGTGCGATGCCACAGTTCAACGAGGGCGCTTTTCACGCGTTGTTGCTCTCGGATAATCAACGCGTCGTGCCGCGCAGCACGCTGATCGGTACGATCGGTGAGCTGCGCGCCAAGATTCAAAAGTACGTCGACGACATGCGGCTGCCGACGGTCAACCGTGTTCCGCCCCTAACCAAGATCTTTGAAGCGCTTCGCGCACGTGATCGAGAGCAGTTCACAGCAAGGACCACCGACAACATGCTGCGCTGCGTACTCGAAGGCGCCCCCGTGCCAGCTGAACTCGCAGCCGCCGCGCTCAAGCGATGCAACACCTATCCTTCCAATAAGGATGCGAGGAAACGGTGGAAGCGCCTGCTTCCGATTCGGATCAGCATCCTGAAACTCGATCTCGTCAGGAAAGGACTTGAACCACACGTGCAGAAAAATCCGTTCGACAACCTCGAAGAGACACACATCGCGAACGTACTCGGTTACGTCATGGCCGAGTGTAATCGCGTCCAACGCTGGGCCCTTGGCCCAGTGCAGCGTTCCAGCCTGTCACGCACGGACATCGTCCAGGCGCCACACAACGTACTCGCGGCGATTCTGACGAAGTACGAGAAGCACACCTCCAGTGCCAAGATCAGGAAACAATCCGGTCCGTCCAAGGAACGAATGGGACGTCTGATGACGCGACTCGGCGACGAGATGCTACCGGTACGACTCGGTGCCGAAGAGCAGACTCGATTCTGGATTGGCTACTACACCTACGAGAGGTGGATGAAGGAGCACTTGGCGGCGAAGGCGGCGGCGAAGGCAGCTGCTCAGGCCGCTCAGGCCGCTCAGGCCGCTCAGGCTGCTCAGGCCGCTCAGGCCGACGAGGACACGGACACCGATGAAGACGTAGACGTAGACACCGACGACATGTCCCAGTAACTCACAAACGTCGACGACGATGTCGTCGTCGTAGATACAAATACGCACGCAACACAGAGCAGTAGAGAGAAGGGAAAGAGACCAATGACCAAGAACAAGAAGAATAGCCCTACCGCCAATAGCCTCACCAAGCAGGTTCTTTCGGGCGCCACGGGCGCCGAGTCCAACGGCAACGGCAACGGCAACGGCAACGGCAACGGCAACGGCAGGAGTGGTGGCGGTAAGAACGGCCGCCACGGTAGGAACGGCGGCAACGGCAAGGGCAAGAAGCGTACGCCGGCCGAGAAGGCGCGACTGCGCGCGCAGTTGTGTGCCGACTACGTCGACATCCGCATGTTTGGCGCCGTACCTGGCGGCGAGGGCGGTAGCGGAGCCGGCAAGATCCTCGGGCCGATCCACTTCGAGATCTCCGACTCGATCAACGTGGTCCATCTCTACCAGTCGACGATCACGCGCAATGCCATCGCCAACCACACGATGTCGCAGAGCAAGGACGCGAACCTCGCTATGGGCGTCAAGCACTGGGTCCAGTACGCACTCTTCTGTACGCGTATCGAGGTGGATGCGTATCCCGGCCGGATCACCGGGCTTACTCATGGCGATGTCGTACGGTTCTTCGAGAGCTGCATCAACATCTTCGCTCTCGACGCGTCGTCGGCTCGTCCCGAGATGAATGTGAGGAAGTTGATCATCGCGCGACACGCATCGCCGCTCGGGAGTTATCCCAGGCCGGAACTCCGCGAGCACGTAATCAACATCCAGCAGCTGGTCCCGCATCCCCGGTCGTACGCGGATTTCAACGTCGTGATCAACACGACGCCGCCTGCCCCGACGATCGAGCTGTTCGAGGTCGAGCCGATGACGTTCGTCAACAGCAATCTCACGATGGCAGGGATTCTGAATTCGACGAGACAGGCGCCGATCCCGGACGATGCTCAGATCGACCACAAGTACACTGCGTGGCTGATCTGGGAGGCCGTCAAGTCGAACCCCAATGGCGACCCCGACAACGCCAACGCGCCGCGCATGAACAGTGTCACGGGGCAGTGCATCGTCATGGACGTCTGCCTCAAGCGCAAGGTTCGCAACTGGTTCACCAAGGCGCTGGGTTGTGACATCTTCGTCGCCGAGGAGGCCGTTCTGGAGGCTCAGGTCGAACGGTCCGCCGCGAGGCTCGGGCTGGCGCCGGAGGAGCCTGATCCGAGCGAGGACGTCGATATGGACGAGAGCGACTTGGATGCGGAGGCGTCGAGCGACGACGCCTAGCAACGAGCGCCTTGGTGCGAGGCGAGTTACCAGAACCGCTCGCATGATCTAACACCGCGCAAGTCCTGACGTAACACGGTTCTCTGATAACCGAATAGCAGCACAAAAGAAGCGTTTATGGGCGTCGCTCGCTAGGCATCACCTAACGAACAGCGCCAGTTGTCTTTTCAGAAAGTGTTGTCGTGATCGAGATCGATCACGGCGTGGGTAGAAACTTGAGGTTGGGCCTCATCCACAGGCACCGCGGTCGGGGGTCGTGATCGAGATCGATCACGGCGTGGGTAGAAACAACGATCGCTACTTCGATGGCCGAACCGTCGGCGTGTTTCCTCGCGCTTGATACGTGATCGCGTCGCGATCGACAACGATCACGACGCGGATAGAAACACGCGCAACCTCCGCGTGATGCCGTCCGGCTCCCTGGGTCGCGATCGACAACGATCACGACGCGGATAGAAACGCGGCGCCCTGGACGACCTTCACCGTACGGATGACGCGGGTCGCGATCGACAACGATCACGACCGTGGATAGAAACCTCGCAGACGCCGAGTACACATACGCGTCGTGCGCGGTCGCGATCAATCAATCTAAATCGCGACGTGGATAGAAACACCGCGGGTGGTAGCGACGGCGACGGTCCAGCACCGGTCGCGATCGATTCAGATCGCGGCGCGGATAGAAACACGCTGGACGACGGGCCTACGACGACAAGGGCAATCATGGGTAGAAACCAGATTTCAACCACCTTGCGTGCGACAACCTGCGTCGGCAGTCGTGATCGATCAGGATCGCGACGTGGATAGAAACAACTGCAGGGAGTTGCCGTCGGGCAATTTGGTCGATCAGGATCGCGATGTGGGTAGAAACACCACGCGCGCCGCCAGCCAGCGCTCGATTTCCGCGCGGTCGTGATCGATCAGGATCGCGACGTGGGTAGAAACTGTTCGGCGACCGCATGTGCGACGGCCTCGGGTGGTAGTCGTGATCGATCAGGATCGCGACGTGGGTAGAAACGTCGACGACGTGGCCCGGCGCGTGATCCCCGTCGACGTCGCGATCGACCAAGATTGCGACGTGGGGTCGATCACCAGCCCCGTAATCAACCGCGATCACGGTGTGGATAGAAACGTGAGCGGCGAAAAGCCGCTACTGAAGGAAGGCGTCGTGGGTCGCGCCGCGGATAAAAACAGTTCGAGTGGTGTCGTTGGTGGTGTAGCGTGCTGGGTGTCGTCGTGATCGATCGAGATCACGCCGTGGATAGAAACCTGTGCGGTCGCGCTCGCCCTACGCGAGCCCCAAGGTTGCGCAGGTACGTGTAAGTCGTGATTCGATCAGGATCGCGACGTGGGTAGAAATTACGTCGACGCAGAGACCCGCAAGCTGGTGCGCAGCGCCGTCGTGATCGATCGCGATCATGACTCCGCTCGCGCCGAGGTTAAACCAGTACGCGACCCAGATCTCGTTGCCAACGACCGTCGTGAATCGATCAGGATCGCGACGTGGATAAAAACGCCGTGTACGGCGTCTCGCCGATCCACTCCCACGTCGTCGTGATCGATCGCGATCGCAGACGAGGATAGAAACAGCGACGGGTAGTTGATCGAACCGACGGCGCCGCTCAGTCGCGATCGATCGCGGCGCGGCGCGGCGTGGATAGAAACAAGCGGGTCCGGCTCGCGCTGCACGTGTGGATGGAGGTCGTGATCGGCGGCGGTCACGGCACGGATAGAAACTCGGCCTCGCTCCCCAGCGACGACTGGTACGCCACCTGTCGCGATCGACAACGATCACGACGCGGATAGAAACACCGGCGACGTGAAGATGCCGACGCTGAAGAAGCTCCGTCGCGATCGACAACGATCACGACGCGGATAGAAACTGGATGATCTCGTGGCCTTCGTCGGGACGCCACGGTGGTCGCGATCGACAACGATCACGGCGTGGGTAGAAACGAAAGAAGGGGAGAAGAGTCAGGAAAGCATCCTAACCGTCGCGATCGACAACGATCACGACGCGGATAGAAACACACGTACGAGCGCGGTCATGTCCTGCACGAATCGCGATCGACAACGATCACGACGCGGATAGAAACGGCACGGGAGAGCACTTTGAATGGGAGGGCAAGATCAGTCGCGATCGACGCGCGGGCTCATCAGGTCGTGATCGATCAGGATCGCGATGTGGATAGAAACGGTCGCCGTACCAAGACATCACAGGCGAGGTCGCGATCGATCTGGATTGCAGCGCGGATAGAAACAGGTTGTACGCCCACCCGGGCGGAATACATTGCTGTAGTCGCGATCGATCGCGACGTGGATAGAAACCCGGTCAAACTAGGTCCACCGCACGCCGGGCCGTTGGTCGTGATCGATCTGGATCGCGGCGCGGATAGAAACAAATCCTGAACTGGCGTCACCTCATTATAGAATACGGCGCGATCGATCTAGATCGCGGCGAGGATAGAAACAGCATGGCTACTTGAGTAGTCGATCTACGCTTATCTCGCGGCGTGGATAAAAAACGCGATCACCGTTTGGCGAATCACGGAGCACTGCTCATCGTGATCGACTCAGATCACGGCGTGGGTAGAAACAAGGAAATCGTCGCGAGCGATGAAACCTCGGGATGTCGTGATCGACTTAGGAATCGTGACGTGGGCAGAAACATCGGCGTGATCGGGACGATCATTGCGAAACTCGTGGCTCTGCATCGCCGGTGGCGGCGTGTACTTGTCACGATCGATCACAGCGTGGATAGAAACATCTGTACGTACTCGTCAGCGCGAAGCTCCGCGCGGTCGCGATCGACAACGATCACGACGCGGATAGAAACGATGCGAGGATATAGCGGAGCCCCGGCACCGAGCGTGTCGTGATCGATCGCGATCACGTGATTGATCAGGATCGCGGCGTGGGTAGAAACGTCGCGAAGGGCCTCGCGTTCCAGGTGCGTAAGCACGTCGTGATCGATCGCGATCACGGCGAGGATAGAAACAGCGACGGCAAGCTCTACAAGATCAGGATCGACGTGGTCGTGATCGATCGCGATCACGGCGAGGATAGAAACCGCTGGACCGAGCGCCGTCGATTTTCAACCGCCCACACGTCGTGATCGACGCAGATCACGGCGCGGATAAAAACGGCGCCGTCGCGAACGGAGTCGACTTCTACGGCGAAGGTCGTGATCGTCGTCGTCGTGTTGGATCGCGACGCGGATAAAAACAAGAACATCCTGTACGGCGAGATCCTGTCCGCAACGTGGATATCATCGGTGGCAGTGTCGTCGTCGAGGAGTTGTCGTGGATCGCGGTGTGGATAGAAACGCGTCGCGTGGATAGAAACACGAGATCGATCAGGCAGGCGATCTGGATCGTGGCGCGGATAAACGAAAAAAGTGCGTCTTGCCGCGACCGAATGGGCGGTGACGTCGCGATCGATCTGAATCGCGACGCGGATAGAAACGTCGCGCAGTTCCAACCGGTTGCGCTGAGCGCGATCGCGATCTTGATCAATCGCGACGCGATCGTGGATAGAAACCAGAAGTTGAACCGTACTTCGTCGAGATACGTCGCGGCGTGGATAGAAACGCGGCAGTCATCCCGAGGCCGGTCACGACGATCGCGATCGATCGAGATCGCGACGTGGATAGAAACCTCACCAGCTGCCTTCGTGATGCGGGAGTCGTATCAAGATCTATCGGTTGCAATTATCAACGACGAATGAGGCGCGGGTCTTCGACGAAACTCTCGACGGCGCGGGGGACGAAGCGAACACGACCAAACGCGTAGCCAAGACCAAGCAGCGCGAGCGCACCCGCGGCGAGCAGTAAGACCGTCGGCGGCTCGAAGAGACCGACCGGCGAGCACTGGAAGTTCTTGAGTGCCGGATCGAACTTGCAGCGGACGGTAACGTTGTCTGGGATCACAGGCATCACGATCTTTGGGTCGGTGATGACGTTGGGCGTCGCGGCCGGCGTCGTCGCGTCCTGTCCCAGACCGAAGATGTTCGGACGATCGGTCGTAGATTGAAATTGCACCGCGAGCATGCCGGCATTGTACGCGATCGCGCCCGCGATCGATGAACAGTGTAGGGACTACCCTGGGGATTGAAACGGCTCTAGCCTTGTTGGATGTCAGGTAGCAGGCCGATCTTCGTGTTTGGCAGCAACCTCGCCGGTCGCCATGGGACTGGTGCCGCGCTCGAAGCGCGACAAAAACACGGGGCGGTGTATGGCTGCGGCGAAGGACTTTCTGGTTACTCGTACGGGATTCCAACGAAGGATCGGGACCTTAAGTCGCGGACGCTCGACGAGATTCGTGCTTCTGTCGAGACGTTCCTGGCGTTCGCGCGTGATACGCCCGAAACCACCTACGAGGTCACGCGCGTGGGCTGCGGCCTCGCCGGCTATAAGGACCACCAGATCGGGCCCATGTTCGCCGAGGCACCGGCCAACTGCATCCTGCCGCTCAACTGGGAGCAGTACAGGCGCACTTGAGCTTCGTCAGCCGACGCGGTAGAAAAGCGAGACCAACATGGGCAAAGATCTTTTTGGAATCGGTGACAAGCCTGGCGCGAACGATGACGACGGCGACGAGATGGAGCATCCGGGCTACGTCATCATGCAGCTCATCCCGGCCGAGGGCTGGCGAGCTGTATTCGAGGACACTTCTGGCCAGCCGTCTCGTATCCTCGGCGTGGCGTGTTTCGCGCTCATCGAAGTCCTGGGACAGAACCTACCCCCCGACATGCCGCCGCTTCGTGTGCCGCGCCCGATGATCGTCGACGAAACAGGACAAATCGAAGACGTCGAGGCCTTCGACGACTTCGTTTGTATGGTCCCGCCGGGTGGCGACGTCGGCCTCGCGCTGGCGGGCCTGGCGCAGATCGAGAAGGCCGGTCGGTAGATGTCGCTCCGATCGCGACCTCCGGTGGATAATCGGACGCCGGTCATGAAGCGCGAGGAGGAGATCTCCCTGGAGAAGCTCTCCCTCGGGTGGCCATGGGTCGACGCACGTAACGCCGCCGCGCTCTCATGTGAGTTGATTCGATGGGTGATGCCTGCGCCGATGTGGGTTCCTGCTGATGATCCGCGCGTCGACGTCGTCAACCAACACCTCCGTGCGGAGGTATCCGAAAACGGTCCGTACCGGACGCCCGGCGACCAGAAGATCAACATCGATCCGCCCGAGGTCACCGAAGCACGCTTCGAAGTCGCGAACATCCTCGCGTACCTGTCGCGCTACGTTGCCGGCGAACCGATCGTCATCCCCAAGGACTTCGGCGAGCCTGACGATCCGCCGATGAAGAAGCTCTACTGGTACGCGACAGAGATCGGCAAGCGCGCGGCGAAACACGGCCAGATCGCCGGTGAGACTGTGGCACGGCTCGGACTCGCACCGCCGAGCAAGACGTGGCTCGGTGGATCGACGCCCTGGTATCACACCGGTCATGCTGCCGAAGAAGCGTGCGAGTTTCTGCGTAAGCACGCCTCGGCGAGCCAGACGGTTGGCATGATCGACGGTGCCGGCGGTGCGGTCCTACATCGTCTGAGCTGGCACCTCGCGTTTACGGGCAAGCCATCTGAAGAGATCACGGGGCGTATCTTCCACTGGCGTGTTCGCGATGCACTGCGCGGTAGACAGCTCAACCCGACGATGGAAGCGAACTTGCGGCCCGCGTTCGAGGCGGCGTGGATGTCGGGAAATTTCGATTTCGCGTACTCGCTCCTGACCGACATCGAGCAGTTCGCAGAGCGATAAGATGCGACGGTGTCGTGCATGTCATCGACGCGGACACGACCGTCGAAACTGTCCACGACCGATCTACCCACGAAAGCGCCCCAGAGAACAGCCATACGTTGGGCTCGACGAGTACATCCTCAAGCACCTCGGTCGTGTTCCTGTAACGAGCAGCGTTCTGCGTGAACGCGTCGCGGATGACTTTGGCTATGTCGGTGAGCGGACGTTTCTCAGGTGCCTCAGGGCCCTGCGTGAAAGCGACCGCTTGACGGCGATCCGAATCTTCGACGGGACGGCGTGGTTTCTGTACACACGGAAGGCAACAGGGCGCGAATTGTTAAGCGTCGGCCAGTTGGCAACGTAGATCGCGCGAGCGATCGACGTTGTGGTAGCCTCGAAGCAACCACATGCTCGCCGTCACCTACTCGGGTTCTGGATTTGGTCAAGCCGGCTGCCCTGCCGGTCAGCACTCGTTCACGTTCCCGTGGGGCGTGAACACGTGTGTTGCCGACGACGCCGCACCGCCCGATACGAGCGCGATCTCTGCGGATTCGACGCCAACGTGTGCGGCGGGTCAGCATCTCTTCACGTTCCCGTGGGGCGTGAGCACGTGCGTGTCGGACGACGCACCAGCCATCAACGTCAACGCAACGTCGCCCGATCAGACACCACAGTGTCCGGCGGGTCAGCACCTTTTCACGTTCCCGTGGGGCGTGAGCACGTGCGTGTCGGACGACGCACCAGCCATCAACGTCAACGCAACGTCGCCCGATCAGACACCACAGTGTCCGGCGGGTCAGCACCTTTTCACGTTACCGTCGATCGGGCTGCTGCCTCCGGTGATGCAGTGCCAGCCGGATGTCGTACCCTCATCGAGGAAGTTCTTCGACGTGAAGAACCCGATCATGTGGGCGACGTTCGCGGGTGGTGCGGCCGTCGTCGGCCTCGGTATCTACGCGTTCAGATCACCCAAGCCGACCACGGTTGCAGGTCGCCGTCGTCGCCCACGTCGCCGCTGACGTCGTATACTGCGTAGATGCGCGACGACGATACGGGGTTGAAGGAAACGCTCCAGCGGATCGCGAAGAGCGGCGTGTTCCCGGGGCAGTACTACCGTCACAACGAGACTCGTGTGATCTACAGGGTGCTGGTAGTCAGCGTGAACGAAGCGGATCTTGAACCGTACGTGCAGTATCAACAGTTCGACGATCCCTACGCGATGTCGTGGAGCCGACATCTCGACGTCTTCTGCGGGCAGGTGTTGCGCGGCGAGGTCTTGTCTCCGCGTTTCTCATTGGTCGAGCTGTGACCGACACGCGACGCTTCCCGATCATTCGAGGCCAAAGTCGTTTGGGGCGGGCCATCTGTGACACCTGGCCGCGAACAGTCCCGTGGTCGTTCGTCGAACGGTTTCGTGCTCAAGCCGAGCTGAACCACGACCAGACGCTGGAGCGACTCGCCGAGCGCGGCGGCTTGGCTCCCGACGAGCTATGGTGCGCGGCCAACAGCAAGGCGCTCTTCCCGATGCCGGACGAGAAGGCCTGCGGTGACTGGCTCGTTGCCGAGATGAAGAAGCTCGGCGAGAGTTAAGCTGCGATCGCGGCGGCGTCGGCGGTGATGCGCGCCAGGTCGAAACCGTTGGGTGCGTGGCGTGTCTGTGTGACCCAGAGATCATCGACGACGAACCACGCTTCGTCGATGTAGAGGTCTTCCCATGCGTACGAGATCTTGCGCGGGCTTACCCACGGCATCGCGAACCATTGACCGCGTTGGTGGCCCGTCAGGATGAACGCGTGGCCACCGTACGAACCGATCTTGTCGTCGGGCGTACGACTTCCGGGCGGCCCGACGTCCCACAAGTCGCGTTGAGCACGGATCGCGTTCGGAAGATCAGCACCGACGATCACCGAACCGAAGATGTGCAGCGCTGCACGCATTTCGACTGGGTCCTTGTGGTTCACGCGTCCGAACGACGAGATCTTGTACTTGCCGTTGCGAAGGCCGTAGTACTTCATCTGCACGAGCGCGTTGATGATCGTGTCACCGCGATCGGTCGCGGCCGTGCCGTCCCAACCGATGCCATCGGCGTACGCCAACAAGATGTCGCCATCAGTCAGCTCGCACTTCACGCCGAGGAGCGCGCAACGCTGTTGGATGATGTGGCCGTAACAGGTTCGCGTGCAACATCCGACGTCGCGGTTGCCGAGCCAGCTGTACGTGTTGACGTCGCCGGTCCAGTCATCGAACGGCGGTGGCGCTGTATAGGTAGGGCCTTCAGCGTAGCGCGAGAACCACAACGTTCGACGATCGTGGGGTGAGACTTGTGAACGACCTGCTTTGCCGTAGCTCATCGTGTGGTTGGCCATTGGTGAGGGTGATTTTCGCCGTCGAGCCACGCCCATCGAGGCTGATCGCCGTCGATGACGGTCGGGTGCGTCGAGAGCACGCACGCCTTCTCGAACGGGTAGTACATCGGCGTGCACTGCATGAGTGCGAGACTCGCGCGGAGGCTCAGCTCGCAGATCTCTGGGTACAGGTCTTCATTGAGACCTTGAACCAACCGAAGAACATCGATGACGGCGGCGTGACGCAACAACGTGTGGTCGAACTGACCAGATGCGAGCCCCGTGCGTAGCGGCAGATCTTCGTCTTCGCCGGCACGACGAACGGCGAGAGACAGGCCTTCCCCAAAGTGCGCCGCGTCGATGATTTCGTGCAGTACGCTGACCGACATCTGACGATCCCACGTACGACGAAAGCGCCAGATGATCTCGCCGAGGTTCTGTCGGCGGTAACCTTCATCGTTGAAGAGGTTACGGTAGACGATCGCGGGCGACGGCAGCCACGTCACTCGTGGATACGCGAGGTAGCGCTCGTCTTCACCACGATGACTTACGGCTGCGCGGTACATGCAACCGATCGCCGCGAGCGCAAGCGCTTCATCGCTTGGACCAGTTCGAAAGAGAACACCGGTCTCCAGCTGGTCCGCGTTCGCTCTGATCGTATCGATTTCGGTGTGCGACAGCTTCTCGACGCGCTTGCGTCGACGGTAGCCGGGCAGTTCGTCGCGCCAGAGCATCGCGATGTCCCGACGGCCGATCTCGTCGTACGCGTCGGCGAGGATGTGCCGTGCGTCGTCGTCGCCCATCCAGACCTGTTCGGTGAGGGCACGGATCTGTGGTGCCGTTGCCATCCCGAACGCGAGCATAGACCTACCGCCTCTTGGGGAGCTTGATGCTGCGGCCGATGAAGACGCCGGCCGCGATGCCGCCGAGGCCCATGCTGATGCCCCAGAACACCGGCGACGTGAGGAGTTTCTTCAGCTTCGACGGCTGCGCCTGTGCCGACAGGAACGGCCGCTGGACGTCCTGAAGGCACGAGACGTCACCCGACGCCGTCGCGGCGGTTACAAGCTGCTGTTGGATCATCGCCTGATCGGCAAGATCGGGAAACGACTTCAGGATGTCGCTGATCTGGTTGTCGATCAGCTTGCTCTTCTCAGGCGTGACGCGCTGACACGACGCCATCACGCTGTTGCTGATGTTCGTCAGCTGCTCCTGCGTGATCGCGCCAAACATCAGTAGTCGCCTTGTGCTGTACGGAACGTCGCGTTGCCGGCCACCTCACGACGACGAAATTGGAATCTGATCATGAGAGCGCCCCTCCTGCAAACGGTCTTAGATTCGTCCACGATTTTCGAAGACGGATGCGGCTCACCATGACTGCGCTGACATTCAAACGTTTCGCGACCGAAGCCGCCGTTTCGCCGTGTTCCATTCGACCGAGGGCTTCATTGGCAAGATCTTCGGTCAGTTTACACGTTCGTCGATTGCGGCCTTGTGCATCACGCGACGCCCATACGCAGTTACCCGGTTCGTAGTTGCCGTTGTTGTTTCTGCGTTCGATCGTCATCCCGTATGGACGCTCGCCCATGTCGGTTAGGAACGATTCAAAACTGTTACGCCAACGATCACAGATGCCGATCCCACGTCCGCCGTAGTCCTTCCAGTTTGGATTTTTGGAGTTGGTGCAACGTTGAATGATCGAACACCACGTTTTGTGCGTTGGCGATCCAGATCGACCATGCGTGGTCAGACGATCCGTGTTCGTTTCAGGCTGCAAACAACCACACGAGTTGGTGCGAGCGCCAAGATCTTGACCGACTCGTATACAAGTCGTC